TATGTGAAACTCGGCATTCTGGATGTAAATACTGCAAAAGAAGTTTTCGATGACTATATAGACAGGGCAGGAACTACCGCATTAGCGCGCGGGATGAATGGAAGTATCACACTAGGAGAACTGATAGATGCAATGAGAGGCGAGGTATCAGAACTTTTCGAGGAGTTTAGATCAGAACATAAAGTAACAGAAACTTATTATGGAGAAGACGGAAAACCTGAGGGCGTACCATCAGAGCTTGCAGATGTTGTAATTTATTGTTTCATTATGGCAGATCTGTACCAGATTGATCTGGCAAAAGCTCTGGACGAAAAAATGGCATACAACGTGGTAAGGGCTAAACGGGAGGTCAAATGAGTAAAGATAATGATATCCGATATAACGGATCAGGATACTATGATGAAACTGCATACAAGGCCATGAAAAACATGGACAGGGGGGGACTCATAAAATGAGCGATATCAATAATTACACTACCGGAGAAATCTGGGAAATGGAAGCAACAAATGGAATCACAAAAGAGGTCGTACTGATACAGTGTTTCGGGAACTATGCTGCGGTACTTACTTTAATGGACAATGAACCGAAACAGAATGCGCTGGCAGTCAAGAGCCTGAGTCTTAAATACACGGATTGCGGAAGACTAGGATATTGTTTTTACGATAAGCTTACAAATTATATTCGTACGTTATCAGACGGTGATATTGCAGAGCTTAAAAGAAGTATTGCTGATGCATTGGAGCTTCCGATGCCGGAAATGCTGGAATCACCGCAGCTTGAAAAACAGGTGGAAACTGACTCAGCTTTGAAAGCAGCTATTTTGGACAGTGAAGCTACACAGAAGAAATGTGAGGAGCTGCGTGAGAAACTGACCAATGCAGAATACAAAGCAACAAGCATGGCCAGAGAAAGAGACATCTATAAGAACCTGTACGAACAGATTCTGGATAAAGTTATACCATAAGGAGGCATAAATGCGGGTAAAAGAAAACGTTAAAATCTATACAGACGGATCATGTCACGGTAATCCCGGTCCGGGCGGATATGCAGCAGTTCTTCAGCGCGCCGACGGATCAACTGTAACCGTACATGGGGCCGAATGGTATACAACTAATAACCGCATGGAGCTTACTGCAGTAATAGAGGGGCTGAAACTTGTAACGAGCCCCTCTACTGTTACTATATTCACGGACAGTAAGTATGTGGCTGATCTGATAAACCGGAGTGATCTGAAGTATTTTATTAAAAATCCGCAGAAGAAAAACACAGATCTGATTAGAAGGATCATAAGTTTATCTGATGGACATAGTGTACATGCTAATTGGATCAGAGGACACGCAGGAAATGCACTGAATGAGCGATGCGATAAACTGGCAAATAGTGAGGTTGACCGATTGGAGAAAGAACGAAGTATCCGCAGATTCGTAATAGCCTCAATACTTAAAGACGCTCTGGTTACACCGGAAGATATCGCGGACAGATATCCTGGAATTGTATCTCTTGATACTGTAAAAAAGTATTACGACCATTATTTTAAAATGCAGGAGGACTGTTATGTTACAGGGCGACAAGAATAAACCGTATTACAATGCCAGCGGATACCCAGATCCTACGGCATCCAAAGCAATGAAGAATGTAAAGAGCGAAGATGCTCTGGAGAATAAAGTAGGCTTCCTGATTAAAATTCTGAAATACATCATCAGAGAATCTGGTTTTGAGCTGGTGAACAGAATCGAGCTGAGAGACAAGCAGTCGGGGAGGTGCTTTAAGTGAACGTGATATTTGATATAGTGCTTGCGGCAGCTTTAATTGTAGTAATCAGCCTTGGAGTTATTTTTATTGGAATCGCTACCGCTATGGAGCCTGAAAATGATTGTGTATTTTGCCCGATGTGGGGTAAAACCTACACGGACAATGAGGGGGTTGAAAAGTCCTTCTGTGATAACTGCAGTAATAGAATGGTTAAATAAAATTGACTTAAAGGCATTGACAGTCGATTTATTTATACTTATAATACAATTACAGTTAAATATATTTGACTATTGATGTGAAAAGGAGTACCTTATGATTTTAAAAAATGACAGGCAATTAACAATATCCGTCGGTGCCAGTCGTAAGGATACCAGTTGGAAACCGCAGTTAATCACTATCGGAGAACTCTGGGACCGATTAAAAACACCGGTGCGAGGCGTAGAAACAATCACACAATATCTGGCTCTGAAGAAATCTCAGCAGGATGATCTGAAAGATGTCGGCGGGTTTGTAGCTGGTGCTTTGAACGGAGGACGAAGAAAAGCCGATGCAGTAACCGGCAGGGACATTGTAACTCTTGACTTTGACACCATCCCAGCTTATGGGGCAGATGGAATTATTCAGGCCGTTGAGAACATGGGTTGCGGGTATTGTATTTACAGTACCCGTAAGCACATGCAGACAGCGCCGAGATTGCGTATTTTAATCCCACTGGATAGAACGGTTACCGCTGATGAATATGAGCCAATAGCAAGGCATATAGCTGCTCAGATTGGCATTCAGATGGCAGACCCGACAACCTTTCAGGCTTCCAGATTAATGTACTGGCCGTCATGCAGTGCAGATGGTGAATACATATTCAAGTACAAAGATGCGCCACTGATAATGGCAGATTTGGTGTTAGATGCTTACGACGATTGGCACGACTTTAGTTCATGGCCACAGGTACCGGGAGCAGTATCATATCAGAAGCTTGCAATGAAGCAGGGCGACCCGGACACAAAGCCCGGTATCGTTGGAGCATTTAACAGGGCTTATGGTGATGTGTTCAATGCCATGGACAAGCTGCTTCCTGGAATCTATGAACCGGTTGACACGGATCCGAACCGATTTACCTATCTGGGAGGTTCTACAACAGGCGGTGCGGTGATTTACGACCACGGCAAATTCCTTTTCTCCCACCATGCGACAGATCCGTGCAGTGGAAAGCTTGTAAATGCATTCGACTTGGTTCGTCTGCATAAGTTCGGAGACAGGGACGATACAGCGGCACCGAACACGCCAAACAACCGGCTGCCATCTTACACAGCAATGTGCGAATTTGCTGTTGCTGACCCGGTTGTATCCGCGTTCATGGCAAAAGAAAGGCATGAGCAGGCGATGCAGGACTTTAGTGGAATCACACAGAGCAGTAATAATACGACCGCTGACAGTGATTCCTACGATTGGATGCAGAAGTTACAGCTTAACCCCAAAGCAGGTACCGTAAAGTCCACCATAGATAACATCATCATTATTCTGGACAATGACCCTCTGTTAAAAGGTAAGTTCGCACTTAACCAGTTCGCTGGCAGAGGTGAGGTTCTGGGAAAACTTCCATGGAGCATGGATGGTGAAAGACGGTTGTGGAGTGATACAGACAGCAACGGGCTTTACTGGTACCTTGAAAAAGCCTATGACATAACAGGACGCGGGAACATTGATGCGGCTTTAGACATCCATGCAGCTACACACGCATTTAACGAGGTCCAGGATTATATCAAAAAATTGGTATGGGACGGAATCCCACGACTGGATACGTTATTCATTGATTATCTGGGAGCTGAAGATGATCCGGTAGGATACACCAGAGCAGTGTGCAGAAAGGCTTTTACAGCAGCAGTCGCGAGAGCTATGGACCCCGGATGTAAATATGATTGTATGCTGATTCTCTGCGGAGCACAGGGACTTGGTAAGTCCACAATCTTAGATAAGATGAGCCGCGGTTGGTTCAATGACAGCATCCGAACATTCGAGGGCAAAGAAGCCTCAGAGCTGTTACAGGGTGTATGGCTTGTAGAGGTGGCAGAGTTGGACGCTTTCAGACGAACAGATGTTGCGCGAATCAAGCAGTTTCTTTCCCTGAGGGCCGACCGGTACCGCGCCGCTTATGGTAGGAATGTAAAAGAGCTTCCGAGGTGCTGTGTGTTCTTCGGAACATGCAACCAGATGGATTTCTTGCAGGATACCACCGGAAACAGACGTTTCTGGCCTGTGGATGTAGGAGAACAGCCCCACACAAAAAACGTATGGCAGAATCTCACGCCTGACACGGTAGATCAGATATGGGCTGAAGCTAAAATGCGTTGGATGATGGGAGAGCAGCTCTATCTCACAGGAGAGGTGGAAAAGGAAGCGCAGAGCAGGCAGGAGTCCCACAGAGAAGCATCCCCACGCGAGGGTCTTATACATGAATTTGTGGAGAGACAGGTTCCGGATGACTGGTCAAAATGGCCGCTTGACCGCCGCCGTGACTTCTGGGCGAACAATGCGACAGGCGATTACAATCTTGTAAGTCGTGACCGCATTTGCGCTTTAGAAGTTTGGTGTGAGTTGTTTTTTGGGAACCAAAAAGATATGAAGCCGCAGGATGTGAGAGAAATTAATGCAATCCTTGCGAATATCCCGCACTGGAAGCGGTCAAAAAGTTCTATGCGCTGTGGCCCGTACAGTGTGCAGAGAGGGTTTATACCGGGTTGACATAAAATGTAACAAAAAGCGTAACAATCGCGTAACATTAGCATTTTTAAACGTTACAATGTTACACTCGTTTGTAACATTGTAACGTTAGTGTAACAAAAAATGTTACACCTGAAACCCTTGTAAATACTGGGTTTATAAGCATTTGTAACATTGTAACATTATTTTCTAATAGACTTATACAACAGAGGGATTAGGGAGAAATAGTACTCCCTATTCTCCCTAATTCGTACAGGTCTATACGCGCGCGAGAAGTTTGATACATTTTAGGCGGAAAGCTAATTCAGCTGTCAGCTTGAGCATTAAATGAGGCTAAGTAACAGATGTGGCTGATAGAAAAAGGCAAGCGTATCTAATCTCGGTTACGCGCGCCCGCGAAAAGTTAGATTTGAGAGAGGTCAGAACAATGATGGTGAAGAACATGTCCAAGGAGGCTAAAACAATGAGAGAAAGCACAATCGAAAACAAGTTCAGAAAAGCAGTAGAGGCGACAGGAGCGCGGTGCCTTAAATTTGTAAGTCCCGGATTCGTCGGAGTCCCGGACAGAATTATTCTGCTGCCCGGTGGCACCGTACTTTTTGCAGAGCTGAAAGCATCAGGCAAGACAGAACGGGTGAGGCAGGAGTACGTGCAGGGCATTCTCCGAAATATGGGGTTTACCGTGTTCTCATCGGTCAATACGGATGAGCAGATTCTGGAGATTACCCACAAGTGCAGGGAGGTTATAAGGAATGCCAAAAGAGTTTAAACCACACAGTTATCAGGCATATAGTATTCAGAGGATGATCGACACGCCGTACATTGGTGCTTTTCTGGACATGGGACTTGGTAAAACGGTCATTACCCTGACAGCGCTACACGAATTAAAATACTACCGGTTCTGCATCCGGAAAGTGCTGATTATTGCACCGAAGAAAGTAGCTGAAAGCACCTGGACAAAAGAGAGGGATAAGTGGGAGCACTTAAAGGCTCTCAGAATATCCGTGGTACTTGGGCCAGAGAAAAAGCGCATGGCGGCATTAGAAGAACCGGCAGACATTTATATTATCAATCGTGAAAACACAAAATGGTTGGTTGATCTGTATCAGCACGACTGGCCGTTTGATGTTGTCGTACTGGATGAGAGCAGTTCATTCAAGAATCATCAGTCACAGCGATTCAAGGCATTAAAAGCAATCAGACCTCGAATTAACCGCCTGATTGAGTTAACCGGTACACCAAGCCCGAAGGGGCTGATAGACCTCTGGGCGCAGATTTATTTACTGGACGGAGGGAGACGTCTGGGGAGAACAATATCCGTATACCGCGAAATATTCTTTGTACCAGATAAGAGAAACCGTACAACCATTTTCTCCTACGCTCTAAAAGATGGGGCAGATGAAGAAATATACAGGAACATTTCAGACATTTGCATCAGCATGAAAGCAGAAGACTATTTAGAGCTTCCAGAGTGCATCTATGATGATATCCCTGTACAGCTTGACGCGAAGGCATGGAATGCGTATTTACAGCTGGAGAGGGACATGCTGTTGGAATTGGACGAAGAAGACCTCATAACAGCAAACACTGCTGCCTCACTGACAGGGAAGCTGTTACAGCTCTGTAATGGTGCTGTGTATGATGAGGACGGTGAAGTGGTTCCGGTACATAACTGCAAGATTGAGGCGCTGTTGGAAACAATTGAACAGTTACACGGACAGCACACGATTATTTACTATCACTTCAAGCATGATCGCGACAGAATCCTACAGGCATTATCTAAGTCCGGTTTGTGTGTCAGAGTATATCAGGATGCACAAGAGGAAAATGATTGGAATGAGGGCAAAATAGACGTGCTGTTAGCCCAGCCAAGCAGTTGCGGGTATGGGCTTAATCTTCAGGACGGTGGCCACCATATAATCTGGTTTGGGCTTACCTGGAATCTGGAGGAGTATCAGCAGGCAAATAAGCGACTTCACAGACAGGGGCAGCAGTATCCGGTTATCATTCACCGGCTCATTGCGCAGAACTGTACAGATGAGGACGTGATCCGGTCATTAGAGGGAAAAGAGAACATACAGGAGAGCTTGCTTAATGCGCTAAAGGTCCGCATTGCACGGATAAAAGAGGAGAGAAAAATATGACAGTAAAAGAATTATCACAGCTGTACCATTTAAACAGAGAGATTGAAGCATATCAGAGGCACTTGGCAGAACTGGAATGGTCAGCTGTTCCAGGCTCTCCAGTGATATCGGATATGCCGACAGGATCGCATAGCAATAACAGCAAAGTGGAAGAACTGGCGGCTGAAATTACGGATCTGAAAGCAATCATAGCAGCCAAACAGATTCAGTGCATTCATGAAAGACAGAGATTAGAGAGGTACATAACCACTATTCCTGACAGCCTTACCAGATCCATATTTGAATTGCGGTTTGCCAATGGCTTACCGTGGCGCCAAGTGGCCGCAAGTCTGGGCGGTGGAAATACCACAGACGGGGTGAAGAAACGGTGCTACAGATATCTGGATCACGAATAGATCGTGCTTCTGTGATGTGTGTATGATGTAAAAATCGTAAGTTGTCCCCGAATGTCCCTTTTATGTCCCGCCTGTGTATGGTAATGTTTAAGGTGGATTATTTTAAAAGCATTGGCCTCCTATGTTCGTGGCTTTTCAGTCTCGATTCTTTTTGCTCAGTGTTATCATAATCCGCAAAAAAGCTGTCTCAGTTTTGTCCATGAAACTGGGGTGGCTTTTTTAATACAAAAGTATGGAGGCAGAAAATGTATAAAACACAAAGAAACTATGAGAACTTAAATAAGGCTATATTTGATGGTACGGGGCAGTATGGGATTCCGGTTATACAGGCAACAGATTACAAGGCTGACAACTGGATAGGCTTTAATTATGCAAAAGGGTGTGAGGAACCTGAAATACATGGTGTTCACTTCTTTTTGGATGATTACCAGTTTATCCGCGTGTGGTCGCAGCCAGATGTGTACCTGAATATGCTTCAGAAATTCCAGGCAGTATGCACACCTGATTTTTCATTGTATACGGACTTCCCACGTGTGATTCAGATATACAACCATTATCGGAAGCACTGGTTAGGTGCTTACTGGCAGATGCATGGTATCCGTGTGATACCTACAATATGCTGGAGCGACGAAGACAGCTTCGAGTGGTTTTTCGATGGAGAACCAATTGGCAGCACTGTAGCAGTGTCCAGTGTGGGAACGCAGGTCAACAAAGAGGCAGGGCGCCTTTTTAAAGCTGGATATGAGGAAATGCTAAGACGGCTAAGACCGAAAGAAATCATCATGTATGGGAACATCCCAGAATGGTGCGAGGGCAACATCATACCTGTACGAGCCTTCCAAGAGAAGTTCCGAAGACAGTCTTTGACCGAAAAGAAGTGAGGTGTTACAATAATGGGAGGTAGAGGCGGCTCTAGTGGTTTTACGGGAAGCACAGCAGCAACGCCGCAGTTCGGTAATAACGTGCTGAGTCCGCAGGATGCGCAGGACTTTAAAACCCTGTCAGACTACATGAAGAATACTCACAATATAACAATGGGTAAATCGCTGCAAAACCTTGAATTTAAGACCACACAGCACGTTGCTTCGACAGTTGATGATCTGGCTAAGGAATTTCCGCAGGCCGTTGATTCAATCAAAAAGATACAGGCACATGGCGCGCCTAAGGGGTCCTATGCGTGTGCGTCATACGATGGTGAGCTGAGACTGGGTAACTATTTTAAATCATTCCCTGACTTTAATCGGTCATTTAAACATTCTGTGAAAACTGGATTCCATCCCGCAGGATCTAACCCAGTGGACGCGGTAGTGTCGCATGAGGCGGGGCACTTGTTGGAACGTGCGTTAATCCGAAAGGCGATAGCATCCGGAAAAGGACAGTTTGGAGGTGCTATGTGGAATGCATCTACAGAAGCGAAACGGATCGTAAGTCAGGCGTGTAAGGATGTGAAAGCTACACCAGGCGGCAAGGGCAGGAAGGTTAATGACCTTATCCGGGAAGTATCGGGGTACGCTACAAGAAACAGGTCTGAATGCCTGGCAGAGTGTGTATCTGATTACTATTCAAACCGTAGCAATGCGAAACCATTATCTAAAGCAGTATGGAATCTTTTGAAAAAGGAGCTGGGATAAATGGAAATGGAGACAAAAGAAGTTCTGGCAAGACTTGAACTGATGAGTAACTGGGTGATTGAGGACGAGGATACAGGCGATGTGATTGGACTGAAAGCAGATGCACCGGACAATATGAAAGCTGAATACGAGAAGTATCTTGAAGAACTACAGTCAACGGAACCGGTATTGAGATAGGAGTATAGAACTATGGCAACGAATAAAAATCCGGTCAAGCCTAAAAAGGGTAAGACTACAAAACAGCCACAGAACAATAAAAAGAACAGAACAAAGCCTGTGTTAAGGGTTGATTAGAAGAGAGCTGAAAGGCTCTCTTTTATTGTCTTGTAAAATAAAGAACATTTGATATATAATGGGGGTAGAAAAATGGGTGGTAGAGGCGGTTCCAGTGGTTTATCTGCCGGTGGAAGTCCTAACGGACGCGCCGGATCACTGAAAGGGCTTATACAGCAGATAAATAACAATCAGACTATAAATGGTCCACAATGGATGCATCAGGGCGATTACACTGATGGAAATAACCCGGCATTACTTCAGTACCAGCAGAAAGAGGACGACAAAACTGCCAACTTCTTAGCAGGTACCGACAATAAAATTGATTTGAATGATCCAGCATATGCAGATGGGTATGTTTATCACGATATCCCGCTGAATAAATTGCTGTTACGACTGGGAATCGGAAAAGGGGCTACAGTTCTGTCGGATTCAGACTTTGATGCATATGTCCAGCAGACAGGACAGCAGGTAATGTACCGAGGATGGAGTAATAAAGGTGCGGCAGATAGATTTGTCAATACAACCCACAACCATGTTGGAAATGGGCGGTACGGTGATGGATACTACTTTTCCCCAGATTCGGGAACGGCGAAAGCTTATTCCGGTGACGGTACAGTAACCAAAATGGCGTTGTCACCGAATGCACGAGTTATCAGTTACAATGACTTGGTATCCAAAATGTCGCAGGTAAGCAGTAAACTTCAGAACTCATTGAGGCGAACCGGGGGCGGTGGATCTGGGCGTACATTTGCATCTAACAAGGGCGAAGCACAGTACGCATTGAAACTGGGCTACAATGTTATTGATGTTGGAGGTGGATACCTCTATGGCATTACTAATGATGCATTTGTAGTAAGTAAGAAATATTAATAATCAGGAGGCATAGAACTATGGCAACAAAAAAGAGAATTGATGAAGCAGCAGAAGCAAGAATCAATGATATGTATGCAAGAGCAGCTGAAAAGGCTACAGGGATTAAACCTATGAGTGATGATCCTAAGTATAAAGATTTTGGAAAGACTGTAAAAAAGACAACAGCTAAGAAATCTGCTACAAAGAAACCAGCAGTGAAGAAACCGGCAGTGAAGAAAACTGCCACAAAGAAGAAATAAACATGATTTTGTTTACCCTCTCCTGAGAAATCAGGCAGAGGGTATTTTATTGTAAAGATGGAGGCACAGTATGGGCGGACGTGGCAGCAGTAGCGGGATTAGCACTAGCGATAAGCCTGTAAGCGAAAAAGTAGCGAAATGGTATTACAATTCTTCAAAGAAGAGTGATGCACTTAAAAGCTCTGGCAAGGTCAAGAGGGATCCTCAAATGGAAAGGGTTATTGTAAAAGAGAACATTGCTTTTATCAATAACATACAGACCAAAGAAGAAGCTATCAAAGTGCGAAACTACATCATTGACAGAACCAATGAAAATAAGCGTGAAATCGCAAAGTTGGGAAGCGCGGATGCTGTATTTAAAAACCAGAAATTAGCTATTGAACACCGTAAATTGATTAACATGAACAATGCAATGCAAAACAAGATGCATGAATTTTCACAGAAGGTTCAAAATGGTGACACAAGTGCTATGCATGATCCGAACCGTACCACTACTACTTACAACAGAGCCAGAAAGCGCAGGATAAACAATTTTAATGCATGGTTTTTTGGTTCGAGCAAATAAGGGGGAGAAAAAAGCATGGGAGGCAGAGGTGGAAACAGTGTTTTTACTTCTGGTAACGGCCTGAAAGAATCTGGGCTTGATGTGACATTTCAGGGAGAAACCACAAGATACTACTTTACCAAGAAAGGTAATGACAATTACTATCAACAGGGTTTCTCAGGAATGCCACAGCCAACGCCCCAGAATATGTCAGCCGCAGAATTTAAGCAACGTGTGCTGGCAAATGGGGCAGCTGTAAAGGATGTTACAGCAAGCGAGTACAAAGCGGACATGGTTCAACACGGGGTATACAGAAAAGAAATGGATAAGTTCTTGAATACTCAGTGGTATAAGGCAGCAGGTCCGCCGCGACATGGCATGAAAGGCCACTAAACAGAAATGAGAGGAGGTGCGCCGCATGGCAGCACAGAAAAAGAATCCGGGCGGTCGCCCGCCTAAATATACAGATCCAGAGGAACTGAAAGCAAAAATTGAAGAATACTTTGAAATGTGCGAGGGTAAGTTGTTAAGGAATGCAGATGGTGATCCGGTTCTTGACCGGTTCCAGCAGCCGATTTTTCTTAATCGAAAGCAGCCGACATCCGCAGGACTGGCAAGAGCCTTAGGCTTCGGATCCCGGAAGAGTCTGTTTGACTATAAAGGGAAAAAGCAATTTGAGGGAATCATCAAAAACGCAATGCTGTATCTGGAAGAAAAGACAGAAGAAAGATTGTTTGATAAAGATGGTGCAAACGGGGCAAAATTCAGTCTTCAGAACAATTTCCGTTGGCGAGACGGAAATAAAGACGATGCAGAGAAAGCACCATCTGTTACTATTATCAACGACATCCCGAGAACCGTGCCAGTAAAAGCAGTTCCAGACGGCGAGAGTTCGGATGGCAGCAGTAGTTGACGGTACCAGGCTATCCGCTGTTATAGCCCCGGCGTTCTACCCCGTACACTGGGATATTGCGGATGGGTTACACACGTATTATGATTTGTTCGGCGGTCGAGGCTCAACAAAGTCTTCATTTATCGGGACAGAGATTGTACTGGGAATCATGGAAGATCCGGCAGCGAATGCAGTTATTTTCCGTAAGGTCGGAAATACCATTGGAACCAGTGTGTATGAGCAGATATGGTGGAGCATTAATGCACTGGGCGTAGAAGACCAGTGGAAGGGCTGTACAAGTCCTTATCGTCTTACATACATACCTACAGGGCAGGTTATTTTATTCAGGGGTTTGGATAAAGCCAAGAAAATGAAATCTGTCAAAGTGGCAAAAGGGTATATCAAGTATTTGTGGTTCGAGGAACTTGACGAGTTTGCAGGTGAGGAAGAAATCCGAAGCGTACAGCAGTCAGTTCTCCGAGGCGGTCCGAAGTTTGTAGTATTCAAGAGCTTCAACCCGCCTATCAGTAAAGCAAACTGGGCGAATAAATATGTCATGAAGCCGCACAGAGGCTCATACAGACATAAATCCTGTTATTTGGATGTACCGCCAGACTGGTTAGGAGAACAGTTCTTCAATGATGCAGAAGACCTTAAAGAAACGAATCCGAGAGCTTATGAACATGAATACTTAGGCAACGCAGTCGGTACCGGCGGCGAAGTATTTGATAACCTTAATATTCGTGAGATTACAGATGCAGAAATCTCTGCATTTGACAGAATCTACATGGGAATTGACTGGGGATGGTATCCTGACCCGTTCCACTGGGGAAAGATGCATTACGACAGTGCCAGAAAGACTCTGTATATCTTTAATGAGTTCCGAGCGAATAAGATGAGTAATGCGGAAACCTGGAATACTCTTGTAATGACAAAAGGCGTTACTGGTGCAGACCTGATTACCGCGGATAGTGCAGAACCTAAATCTATTGGCGATTACAGGGACTATGGTTCTCTCTGTCGTCCAGCCATAAAAGGCCCTGACAGTGTGAGGTATGGTATGAAATGGCTACAGTCGTTGAAAAGCATTGTCATTGATCCGGTACGGTGTCCGAATACAGCTCAGGAGTTCTCTGAGTATGAATATGAGCGTACCCCAGATGATGAGGTAATGAGCAGCTTCCCAGATGCAAACAATCACAGTATTGACTGTATTCGATATGCGATGGAACGTGTATACAAGAGAAAAGGTCAGTAAGCAGTTTACGCTGATCCGCCTTTGTGATATGATGCAGGTATCACCTACACAAAGGAGGGCGGCGTATTGAGAAGGGATAAAAACCAAAAGTATGTAAGCATTATACTGATACTGCTATTATGTATCTGCTGTATTCTATTCTTTGGAATTGGTACATCTGTGATCGCAGTTGCGGTGCTCATTGGATTCTTAGCAATACGATGGGCTACGGAAAAAGGGTTTCAGTTTGTTGAATGGTGTATGAAATCATTGAAAATGGAATCTGGTGAGACAACAGAAGTAGTTGAAGCTGAGGACCATCCAGCGACAGACAAGCCTACGTTATCTGAATATCAGGTGGAACGGTTTGCCAGAGAATGTAATGCTTATACAGAAAAGCAGGAACAACACAATAATGAATAATGAGAAAGGAAACTGCTGAAATGGTAGTTTCCTTTTTAGTTTACATAAAATGTAACAAAAAGCGTAACAATCGCGTAACATTAGCATCTTTAAATGTTACAATGTTACATTTCACGTAAACAAAGTAACACCGATGTTACATTTTTTGTTACGCTCTAAACCCTTATAAACACTGGGCTTATAAGCATTTGTAACATTGTAACATTTATTTCTAATAGACTTATACAACAGAGGGATTAGAGGATTATAGTACTCCCTATTCTCCCTAATGCGAACACGTCTATACGCGCGCGAGGAAAACGTAACAGGAGGTGAGAATACGAGCCTGTTTAAGAATTTTATAACACAGATTGGAAGGGTGGTCAGGAAATTGATACCATATAAAAGTATTGAGCAGGTCGAAGATATTCAGACCTCTCTATCCACAGATATGACGAATGCATTGGATCGTTGGTATCGGCTGTATCGTAACGAAGCCCCATGGCTGGAGCCGGGGAAAGTAAAATCCTTAAATCTCCCGGCATTGGTCAGCTCAGAAATCGCAAGGCAGGTAACCCTTGAGATGAAGTGGAGCATCACCGGCAAAAACAAAAACGGCGAGACCAAGGGCGAAGACGGAAAAGATATCATGAACCCCAGAGCAGAGTATCTGAAAGCAGAATTTGAAAAGTGTGTTGACATCTTGCGGCAGAAGCTGGAACAGGGATGCGCAGCAGGTGGCATGATAATCAAGCCTTATCCAAATGTACAGGACGGGCATTTATACTTTGACTGGACAATGGATTGGTCGGTTTATCCTATCGCTTTCGACGACGATGGGAACTTGTGTGATGTAGTTATCCCAGATGTATTTACTGAGGGGAAAACCACTTATACACGCTTGGAACGTCATACGGTTGATGGTTCCAATGTGAAGATCACGCACAGAGCTTTTATGTCAACTGTACCGGAAAGCATTGGCAGGGAAATCCCGCTGACGATGGTTGAGCGTTGGGCTTCACTTGCACCGGAAGCGACCGTCACAGATACAGACGGTGTGCTGTTTGGTTGGTATAAAGTAGCAGCGGCAAACAATGTGGATGTAGACAGTCCTATGGGGGCTTCGGTGTTCTGTAAAGCTGAAGATGTTATCGAAGAAGCGGATCAGCAGTGGTCACGTCTGCTTTGGGAGTTTGAAGGTTCAGAATTGGCAGTAGATGTTGACCCGACAGCACTACGTCCGCGAAGAAACGCAGACGGGCTGATGGAAACACCGAAATTGAATGAACGTCTGTTCCGACAGATTGATATTGATAAAGGTGACCGAGACCTGTATGAAGTCTTTTCACCGAATATCCGTGATGCAAACCTTGTTAATGGGCTGAACCAGATTCTTTACCGAGTTGAGGACTTATGTGGACTGTCCAGAGGCACTATTGCAGATGTCAATGACACAGAGCGGACGGCTACAGAGCTGAAGATCAACAAGCAACGGTCTTATGCCACTATAGCAGACAATCAGAAGGCTCTGGAAGCCTGTTTAAGGAACGTTATCAGGGCAATGGATAAATATGCCACTGTCTATGGTTTAGCCCCTGAGGGGGACTATGACGTGTCCTTTGACTGGGATGATTCGATACTGACGGACAGAGATCAGCAGAATCAGGAGATGCTGATGCTATTAAATGCCGGTATCATCAGCAAAGTAGAATATCGAATGTGGTACTATGGCGAAACAAAAGCGCAGGCACAGGCAGCCATTGAAGAAGTACGACAGGAGCAGGCAGAGAGTATGATGTCCATGCTTCCGGATATCGGACAGGCTAATTCACCGCCACCAGCGCCCGAATAAGGAGGCGTGATGTATGCTGAATCAATCCAAATTGAATAAGGCTCTAAATATATTGTTGAAGCGGTTCGAGGATGTGAACCGTTTTTTTGTGCTAAAAATTGCAGATCAGATAAAGAAAATCGGCGGTTTGAGCCAGACCAACATAAACCGGCTCATGATTATGGCAAGCATGAATGCAGATATGATCGCCATCAACAAACAGCTGGCAGATGCGGTCAACATGGGGACCGCCGATATCTTTAAAATCTACAATAATGCAATGAACGATGTTTACACAGATCCGGCATTCTCTCAGGTGCTTAATCAAACGCCCCTTACTGCTGCACAACAGGGCCGATTAAATCAGTATGCTCAGTCGGTCAGTATGCAGACTGCAGGTACTATCCAGAATCTGTCCAATACGACAGCGTTATCTAAGACATATATGGAGGCAGTCGATAAGGCAGTACTGGCAGTGTCCTCAGGACTGGGGGACTATAAGAGTGCTACACGGGAGATTGTGCGAAGTCTGGGATACAACGGGATGCAGGTACATTATGAAAGCGGGTATCACCGCCGACTGGATACTGCAGTTCGCCAGAACATCATAGATGGCGCGAATCAGATAGCTCAGAACGGTTCAATTCTTATGGGGGAGATGCTTGGATTCGATGCTTATGAGATATCTGCTCATGCAAGAAGCGCACCGGATCATGAGCCAGTACAGGGCAGAGTATTCCTGAAAGCCGATTTTGAGAATATGCAGAAGGGTTTACCATTCCGGGATGTGGACGGGCATATGTATCAGCCATTTAAGCGACCTATTGGCGAATGGAACTGTATGCATATTGCAATGAGCTTTTCAACCAAACATTCTGTTCGCCGGTATACGGATGCACAGCTGGCACAATGGGCGGCGGATAATAAGAAGGGCTGTGAGATTGATGGAAAGCACTATACAATCTATCAGGCTTCGCAGCTTATGAGAAAGATTGAAACAGAGGTACGGCGGCAGAAAGATACCGCAAACATGGCAAGGCAAGCAGGGGACGATACTCTCAGGCAGCAGTGCCAGGTAAAAATAAATGCTCTTGGTGCGAAGTATGCACAGGTTGTGAAAGAATCTGGTATTGCATCAAAGAAAGACCGTATGGTGGTTGAAGGCTTCAGAGCCGTAAAAGTGAAATAGACAGGAGGAAAAAGATAATGAAAAAATTATCGACTATTCAGAAGAGAGAAAAATTAAATGATGTTTTTGCAGTAGATGAAGAAGGCCCCGGCGGCGCGAATCATCTGTACGTGATTTACAAGAACGGGTCAGCGGTACTGGAAGATGGGGACGCATCTTTACGTGGCAAACCAGAGGATCTGCTTCTTACCGTACAGATGCAGTGCGGACCGCGAAAAGAAGCTGATTCTCTGCACGGTGTAATTGATACTGATTTACTGGAAATTGTGCGTGACCGTCTGAAAGCATTTCAGGCAGGACCGTTTTCTTCCAGAGAAAACGCATGCGCTCTCACTCACATTGAAGAAGCTCTTATGTGGCTTAATCGCAGAGTTGAGGATCGTATCGAGAGAGATGTGCTTGGCAAGAATCAGAAATAGGAGGGTGACTGGATGAAAGCTATGTTATCACAGCCGATGGCTGGAAAAACTGATGAGGAAATTGTTGCAACGAGAGAAAAGGCAATTAAAGTCTTAAAAGAAAAAGGGTATGAGATTGTTAATACTCTTTTTACGGATGACTGGTACAGTGATAAGAGCATGAAGGCAAGAGGAGTTGTACAGATTCCGTTATGTTTTCTTGCGAAATCTTTAGAGAACATGAGTCTTTGCCACGCTGCTTATTTTTGTAAGGGTTGGGAACAAGCACGCGGATGCCGTATTGAACATGATGCGGCGGTTGCGTATGGATTAACAATTATTTATGAGGAATAATACAGCTCTCTAAGTGGGGGCTTTTCTTATGTCAAATTCTAAGGAGGGGCACATGGTAAATGCGAAAAGTGGTTTTAGTTAGCCGCTTGGCGGCTGGGTATGATGCGGACAGATTTGTTTTTATCTACGATGATTTGAAAGCTGTACGGTTCTATGGGAACAGACTCTCAGACGATCAAGCAAAATCACTATTCCGGCAGGAATTGATATCTAATGGTATTTACAGCGAATAAGCTGAGTACAAATTACCCAGCGTTGCAGGGTTCTAAATGCGACGGTGTGTCAACCGCAGAGTGGCTGCGGATATATAAATTAAATCGAACATACAGGAGGAGAAGCAGATGGATTTTTTGAAAGAATTTTTTGGTGATGGGGCATTAACCTATGAGCAGCTTCTGGAAAAAGTACAGGAGAATAAATTGAAGGTCGTGAACATTGCAGACGGTTCCTATGTAAGTCGTGACAAATTCAATGATAAGGTTGATTCCTTGAAACAGCAGGTAGCAGACCTTCAGGGTCAGGTTACTCAGCGTGACACTGATCTGGCAGGACTCAATGAAAAACTCACAGCTGCACAGGCAGACGCAAGTAAGCTCTCAGATGCACAGGCAGAACTTACCGGCTTACAGTCCAAGTATGAGACAGACAAGCAGGAATGGGAAGCAAAGAGCGCAAGACAGGCATATGAGTTTATGGTTCGTGAGCGTGCTAACGCCCTGAAATTCACATCACCAGCAGCAAAGAGAGACTTTATTGGACAGGCCAATGAAAAAGGCTTCAAAGTGGATGGCGAATCTCTGTTAGGTTATGATGATTTCGTAGCTAAGTACACAGCAGACAATCCGGGGGCACTGGTAGAGGAAAAACCGGCAGGCGATCCGACACCTACACCACCGACAATCGTTATCCCGAATAATGGTCCAAAAGTATCTCAGAAAAAAGGACTCATGGAAATGATGAAAGCCAAAAATGAAAACCCAAATATGGTAGTTGATTTTGGCGACAAATAAGAGAGGAGAAATAAATAATGGCATTTTTTGATTCTAAAATCTTCAATGGTGAGGTATTCCAGAAATATGTGGAAGGACTTCCAAACCCAAATAAAACAGAACTTATTAAATCCCGTGCGATTCGTCCACGTCAGGATCTGGCAAGCGCAATGTCCGATCAGGTAGGTGGTAACTACATCACCACACCTCTGACTGGTCTTATCAGCGGTACAGAGGCACAGAACTATGATGGTTCTACAAACATTGAATCTCACAACACAAAGACATTCAGTCACTCCCGTGTCGTAGTCGGCAGATCTAACGGATGGACTGAGCGCGATTTCAGCTATGACATCACTGGTGGTAAAGACTTCCTTGAAGTTGTTGCAGAACAGATTGCAACATACTGGGATGAAATTGACCAGGCTACCATTGTCCACATCTTAAACGGTATCTTCAAAATGGCCGACAAAGAGGGCAAGAAGTTCGTAGACGCTCACAGCTATGATGTAACCGGAAAGACCAACAGCGAAGGAACTCTTGGCTGCATGGATGGCACTACTCTCAATACAGGTATGCAGAGAGCCTGTGGCGACAACAAGGGCAAATTCTCTCTTGCTATCATGCATTCTGCAGTAGCAACAAACCTCGAAAACCTTCGCCTTCTGGCGTATCTGAAATACACCGACGAAAACGGTATGCAGCGTGATCTTGCCATTGGTACTCTGAATGGACGCACAGTCCTCATTGACGATACTATGCCAACTGAGGAGGTAGCCGAGTCTTCTTCTGGTAAGGGCGATGGTTACACAAAGTACACCACTTATGTACTGGGAGATGGAGCTATCGAGTACACAGACTGCGGTGCTAAGGTTCCGTATGAAATGGATCGTGATCCGGCGAAAAATGGTGGTGAAGATACTCTGTATTCCAGACAGCGTAAGTGTTTCGCACCTTACGGTATCAGCTTTACCAAAAAGTCTATGTCTTCTCTGTCTCCAACAAATGCAGAGCTTGAGACTGGAACAAACTGGGTGCTTGTAAACTCTGGTGACGGGTCTAACACTGAGTATATTGCTCACAAGATGATTCCGATCGCACGTATCATCTCCAGAGGCTGATCCTGAAGGGAGGGCGTGTATGTATCTCACTTACGAAGAATATAAAGCCTATGGCGGCACGCTCTCTGAAACGGATTTTACCGTGATGGAGTTCAAGTGCCGCAAAAGAATTGACAAGTTAACTGACTGTCGGGTACAGAAGATGTCTTCCGTACCCGAAGCCGTTAAGTTGTGCGTAATGTCGTTGATTAAGCTGGAAAGTGCTGTAGGGACAGAAGCACAGGCAGAGAACCCAGTTGTTACCTCTTTCAGTACAGATGGGTACTCCGAATCCTACGGGAAAGCTATGGGCGTTTCTGATGCATCTACGGCAATGAACAGTACTGTTTATTCCATGCTCTACGGCGAGCTGGATGACAACGGTGTACCTCTGTTATATCGGGGGGTGACTGGCTATTGAGGTTATGCAATGAAACTATAACAGTATTCAATTCCAGACTGGATGAAGAATCAGGGATGGATACCTACCACCACACTGTTATATCTGGCGTGTCCTGGTACAGCGACATTGCCGCGAATGTAGAGGGCGATGGTGGGTTAAAAGCTGCCAATAAATTTACAATCCGCATACCGGTTGATGCGGATTTTTCTGGTAAGGCATATGCAGATCCGATTGCATATGCAGGAGGTGATCCTAACTATCTATTCACCCTTAAAAACGGTGACATCATTGTACGTGGAGCTGTAAATGAAGATTTACGTCCCGCTGAATTGAAAAAGATCTGTCCGGAAGTCGTTACAATTCTTGGCGTAACTGACGACAGAAGAGCCAGAGCGAAGCATTGGAAGGTGGTGGGCGCCTGATGCTGAAGCTGAAAGTTAAAATGGACCTTGACCGGAAACTGACGGATGATGAGGCACTAAAGAAAGCTCATCTGGAAAAAGGTGGTTTGGTGCAGCAGTCTATTGATAAATCAGTTATCGACTGGGATCTGCAATACGCACCATGGGATACCGGCACTTTAGCGAAAAGTCCGTATAGTGTGACTGAAATTGGCAGTGGTGAGGTTATCTATCCCGGACCATACGCCCGTTACCTCTATTATGGTGAGGTCATGGGTCCGAATATTCCAGTATTCGATGATAATTCGGGTATACCTACACGATTCTGGTCACCACCGGGAAAACCCAAAAAGCTGACAGGCAGACAGCTTCAGTACAACACGGACATAAATCCGTTGGCAGGCTCTTTCTGGTTTGCACGAATGAAGGCAGACCACAAAGACGATATTGTAAAGGAGGCTCAGAGAGTTGCCGGACTTAAAAAAGTTAAATAACATGGAACAGCTCCGAACTTGGTTTCGGAGCTGTCCTTTTTTGCAGAAAAATTCAAGATTTCGCGTGGATCATCTGGCAGAGAATCCGACAGAGTATGCGCTTTATGCGGTGCCGTCTGCGATTAACTGCAAAGAGAACATTTTAGGGGAAAAAATACCGCTTAAAATTCAGACTCTTGACTACATTTTTGCATCCAGAGAATCCTACGGTGCTGATGTGCAACAGAACTTGGCAAACCTGGGCTTTTACGATGCAGTTGTATCTTGGATTTTTGAACAAAATGCACTGCGAAATTTCCCTGAGATCAATGAGGGCACCGTGGAATCTATCGTTCCTACATTAACCTCATATCCGGCAGAGGCCGGAAGCAGTGCAGCAAAGTATCAGATACAGTTGAAGCTTACTTACAAAATGAATTTATGACAGGAGTGAAAGCATGAATAAATTAGATATGAATTTACAGAAATTTGCGGGTGAGGTAAAGGGCCAGATTGACAGAAAGTATATGGCCCATTTCCTCGATTCCAGTTTTGGTAGCGAAACACCAAGTTGGGTAAGACTGGGTAAGGATTTAGAAGAGTACAATGTAGAACTTAACCCAGATACAGAATCTAAGAAGAACATTCTTGGAAACACGACTATGAAGCATAACGGATACAATCCGACCTCTGAGGCAGATCCGTTCTATGCAAACGTCGGTGATCCGCTCTTTGAGCACTTACAGGATATCATCGACACTCTGACAAAGGATGATGGCTGCAAAACAAAAGCTTTAGAGGTTCATATGTGGGATGGTGACGAGACTTCCGGTTATAAGGCCGTTATGCAGGAGTGTATGGTGATTCCGAAATCCTATGGCGGTGATACTTCCGGATACCAGATTCCGTTCGAGGTCACATATATCGGCGATAAGACCAAAGGTACCTATTCACCAAAAACAAAGACATTCACAGCAACCGCGTGAGCATAATTAAGAAGGAGGTCATAAAATGAGCAAAACATTGGCATTAAATGTTGATACAGGCAGCATTCTTGTAGAGGTAAAGGATAAAGGTGAAAAAATCGGGGAGTTTCGGTTTAATCCCTGTGATTTAGATATCGCAAAGAGATATGAGAAAGTTGCAGACGTATTAAGTAACCTTAAAGTGAGTGATGATCCTGATATGGATGAGGTCTTTGCATTCAGCGACAAGATCAAAGAGCAGTTTGATTATCTGCTTAATTATAAAGTTTCTGATGCAATCTTTGCGAAGTGCAATCCCCTGACGCCTCTGGCTGATGGAGAGCTTTACTATGTTAAGGTTCTTGATGGCATTGTTGGGCTGTTTGAGCAGACAACAAACCAGCGTATGAGTAAGATCAACGAAGCTACCGCAAAATACCGTAAATGAACATCTGGGAACTCCCCACTTCATTAAATGTCGCAGGAACGGACTATAAGATTCGTTCAGACTTCAGAGCGATTCTTGACATTCTGAAATATTTCAGTGATCCGAATTATGACAATTATGAAAAATGGGAGATTTGCTTCACTATCCTCTATGAAGATTATGAAAATATGCCGCCTTGTCAGAAAGAAAAAGCTGCCGAGGCGGCACTTTCATTTATAGATGCAGGAATGCCAAAAGAGGAAAAGAAAAAGCCCTCTACAATGGATTGGGAGCAGGACGGCCCTGTTATCATTCCCGCGGTAAATAAAATAATGGGGAAAGAGATTCGTTCGGTTCCATACCTACACTGGTGGACGTTTACGGGGGCTTACATGGAGATAGGGGATAGCCTTTTTAAACAGGTTTTAAGTATTCGGCAAAAGAAAAAATCCGGAGAACATCTGGAAAAATGGGAAAACAAATTTTATCAGGATAACAAAGCTCTGTGCGATTTGAAAGAGAAATACACAGATGCGGAGTTAAAAGAACAGGAACGGTTACTCAGGATATTAGACGGGGAGGTGTAACATGGCAGAGCAGGCAGACGGATGTATCCGAATTGAAACTGCGTTGGATACAAGCGGATTTATAGCAGGTAAGAGAGAACTGGAAGCATCTGCTCAGAACATGGCTCAGAATGTATCTCAGATAGGTTCTATAGCCGAAAATACTGGGAAAATAATATCTCAGTCATTTGCCGCCTCCGGTCAGCAGATAGATCAGCAGACAGAAAAAGTAGAAAATCTCAATGGTGAACTTGATAAACTGGGAAACCAAAAGCAAGAAATCAAGATCACCCGCTGGAATGATGACTCTAAAAACTCTGATTACGGCGGCCCCATTGAGAAAGATACCCTTGTAGACGCTAGAAGTCTTGGATACTCTAAAGAAATTGCAGACGCAGTTGACGGAAATCTTGCAAGCACGCAGGATCATGTCAATGAATTAAGGCAAGCTATTGAAGAAACAAAGGCTTCTATGAAATCTATGGAAAAGGATGGCAAATGGTGGGGGGATGAAGATTACGACAAGGCTGCGGTAAAACTGGATCAGCTTCAGAAGGCTGTAAAAGACTATAAGTCGGAATTGTATTCGCCAACGCCAAACGCGAATCCTTTTGGGATGGATACACTGGCAGGTAAGATCAGAGAGGCAGAGTTAGAGCTTAATCGGCTTTCTGAAGCGGGTAAGGGACTGGGAGACGAACAGTATGACAAAGCCTATCAGAAACTTGCCAGGCTTACATCGGAAGCAAGAGAATACAAAAGAGCACTTGTTACAGATGGTTCCAACACGGGCGCAAAAAGTCTTTCTGAAACGATGTCTGGATTTGGACAGAGACTTCAGAAGTCAGCTAAATCCATAGGAAGTGTTACAAAAGGCTTAAAAAAAATAAAGTCTTACGCTGATTCTGCTGCCAAGTCTGTTAAAAATCTCGGGTCCGCTATTCTGAAAATGGCAGGATTCGGGGGCAAGATGGACAAAGCTTCAGACAGCATGGCGAAAGCCCTTAAAATGCTGATGCGCTACGGACTGGGAATCAGAAGCACCTATGTGCTGATAAATAAGTTCCGAAGCGCAATTGTAGCCGGGTTCTCTAACCTGGCACAGTATAGTGAGTCTACCAATGCAAGCATATCGTCGGTGATGTCGTCACTCACACGATTAAAGAACGCACTTGCTACGGCATTTGCCCCCGTCTTAACTGTGGTCGCCCCAATCCTGTCGAGCTTTATAGACATGTGCTCGAATGCGGCTACACAGGTGGGGATGTTCTTTGCAGCATTGGCAGGACAGACGAGCTTTACAAAAGCGAAAGCAGTGCAGCAGGACTATGCAGAATCGTTGAATAAAACATCCAGCTCAACCAATAGCGCAGCTAAGGCAGCTGAGAAGCAGGCGAAAGCCCTCAAAAAGGCACAGAAAGCCGCGCAGGGGAGTATAGCATCATTTGATGAGTTAAATGTGATTCAGCACGATACAGCGGACACAACAGACTCTACAGGTGACACAGCAGCAAAGGGACTTACGCCGAAAGATATGTTTGAGGAAGTCCCGATTAAAAGTAAGATCAAGAGCTTTGCTGACAGGATTAAGAATCTCATCAAAAAACAGGACTGGAAGGGTATTGGTAAGCTGCTGGGGAGCGAAATCAATAAAGGTCTGCAAAAAGTAAATAAAGCAATCCGATGGGACAATGTAGGCAAAAAAATTGAAAAGGGCGTTGATGCGATCACTGGTATATTTAATTCCATGGTTGACGAAATCGACTGGACATACCTTGGGAATACTGTGGGCGAGGGATTGAATACCGTTGTCCGTACCATGAATTTACTAATGGAGAAAACAGATTTTAAAAATCTTGGAAAAAGCATTGCTGAGGCAATCAACGGTCTTATGGACACAACGTCGTGGGAAGAAGTCGGACGGTTCTTTGGCAATCGTGTAATGGTACTCTGGGACACGCTAAACGGGGCTGTACACGAATTAAACTGGGCGAGTATAGGAATATCTATAGCAGAGGTTTTAAACGGTGCATTTCGCCGTATAGACCTTACAGAGATAGGCGATACACTGGCGACATCGGTAAATGGCATTTTTACATCCTTGAAAAACTTTACAGCTACTTTTGACTGGACTGGTTTCGCAGATAATGTAAGAAACGGCATATCTACGTTCCTAAAGGAAACAGATTGGAAGGCAAATGGTGAAGCTCTGGGAGAGTTTATCACAAAATTATGTGATATGCTTACAGACACGCTGACCGTAGATAACTTCAAAGAATTTGGAGAAGGTATTGGCACATTCTTATCAGAACTTCCATGGGGTACAATCCTGAAGACAGCAGCCATCACAATAGTTAACGCTATAGGTGGTTTAATGGCGGGATTGGCAAAAACACCGGCAGGCTTATTTGTAGATGGGTTAGTAGCTGTATTCGGATCGGCAAAAATAGTTGGAATCCTGACAGCGGCATTTAAAACGCTGTTCGGAACAGCGGCGTCCAATGGTGCAGCAGGTGCGTTAGCTGCCCTAAAAGCGGCAGGCGTGTTCGCTTCATTTGCTTCAGCGATTGGGATCGGAGTGACAGCAGGAGCAGCAGCGGCAGGAGATTCAACAGCTTCAGATGATGAACTGAAAAGCACGCAGGATCTTCTGGCAAATTTCGCCTTAGTTCTCGATGATCTGAAAGAAAAGGGAATTGTCTCAGGTGCGGCAATGGATACTTTGCAAAAAAGTATCAGCACAATTTCCTCCGATACAACACCCGCGGGTACGATCAGTGCATTGAGAGACGCTTTAGTGGATGCAGGAGTATCTTCTGATGATCTGGCGATGTCCATTTCAAACACAAACACAGACTTATCAGAATTGTACAATGTGATGGCAAATTCTACGGGTGCTATAGACGATGCAACGGGAAAAACGAAATCTTTTGCAACAGCAATTACCGGAGTAGATACCAGCCCACTTATTGATAAACTGGAATCTCTTAGGGGTACAATTTCAAAAGTCGAGTTTGCAGACATGGTTGTAAAATCTGCAAATGCTATCGACGAGATGGGCGGCATCTGGGAGAACGGGAAACAAATCTTGGGAGAGAAAGCCCTTGCAATCTACGCAGAAATCTGTGATGGTCTTGAACCGGATGAGAATGGATTCTATACGCTTGCCAGCGGTCAGATGGTGCAGTATGGTCAAGCAATCGAGGATTCCACCGGGACACTGAAGGAGAAGACGAAAGCTACACTGGACGAGGGGCTGAAAGCGGGAATCAATGAGTGTCTGCCGGAGCAGAACCAGATTGGCGGCGAAATGGGAAACTATTTCGTTGAGGGGTATACCAGCGCGCTGATCGGAAACAGGCAACTGAAATCCGCTTATGAAGAAGCATTGAAAGGCGTTGATACGACAGTAGCTCAGGAGCAGGCAAAGACCACAGGTGAAGAACTGGGAAAGAATACCGGTGCAGGATTCCAGAAAGGTATTGATGAGGTTTCAGACAGCGTGAGCGATTCTGTCACTGGCATGATGGAGAAATCCGTCAAGGAACCGGCGCAGAAAGCCGTAGACTCTCATTCACCGTCAAGATGGTTTGCACAGCTTGCTGTATATTGCGGACAAGGCTTCGGAAACAATCTCAACAATGCGTTTGCTTCAACGTTCTCATGGTTTGGAAACTTCAGGGCAAGAATCGTGAACAGCATTGGAAGCCTTTATACAGTTGGGTACAACTTCCTGATCGGCATGAACAATGGTATAGTGGCAGGCGCGCAAGTTATGTATAACAATGCCAAAATCATTGCTAATAACCTCTCTAACATTTTTAGATCTGCATGGAAAATACATTCTCCATCACAGGTAGCAGGCGAAATTGGCGGCTATTATATGGCGGGTATGTTCAACGAAATGCAGGCTGGAGCTGATAAGATTTTAAGCATGTTCAATAACTTTGCAAGTCGTATTGGATCTACAAAGTTTGATGCGCCAAAACTGGACATTCCTGTATCATACAGTCCGGTAACATCAGCAGCATACCTTAATCAGGTGCCACTTATGGCTCAGGGAAAAGTTATCCCACCAAATACAGTCAGAGATTACAGCGCGGATAAGAACAGCAGAGCTGCAGATATTGAAAATGCAGTTGAGAAGGTGTTGTTGAGAATGAAAAATGATGATAACGGCTTCGGAAATGATGATTCTAAATACATCATCCTAAACATCGACGGTCGTGAATTTATCAGATGGATGCAGGCACAGAATGAACAGGATCTAAATCGTGGCGGTTCGGGATTATTCCCATCGTCAGTATAGGAGGTGAGGGCATATATCCGGATTACAGAAAGCGGCAGTTAGTTCGGGGGCATTTCAGGGGTGGTTTTTAAAATTTGGTTCGCAGAAACTGCCAATGGAGTATATCATTAAAGGTGGGTATAGCAGCACCCCTAATCAGAGACAGGAATCAAATGCCTGGCAGGATACGAATGGGAACCTACACAGGGATACAGCATCGCATTACCGAACAAAGATTGAATTTAAGACAGTGGAAGGTATCACGTTAAGTGAGAAGCAGGAAATTCAGGGCATTATAAATTCTGCCATTACAGATAAGAAGCAGAGAAAAGGAACAGTTACATACTGGAACGAAGAAGAAAATGCCTATAAACAGGCCACTGTGTATATTCCTGACATTACCTTTGAAGTAGATGAAGTGGATGAAAAGCGGAAGACAATATACTACAAGTCGATTAGAATCGCACTGATAGAGTATTAAACCAGGGTGCATGGGTGTCATAGCTCATGTGCTCTTTTGTTTTAAAACTGAAGGAGGCAGACATGGCAGATACATACAAACTTAGCAGTCTGATGGGTACCACATCCGGAATGACTTTAGTCACCAGTACTATAATGAAGAGCGGAAAGACGCAGGTCCTTGACAGCTATTATATGCATTCTAAGGTACCATATGGAAGATGGTATTATTCACAGGCACAACAATCTTTTGATAATGAAATTACAAAAGTATCTGTTAAATATGATGGGAATATACTTTTTACATTTAGAAATGGTTCGCTGGGCGAATGCGATGCATTTTATGTAATCGGGTTAACAGCAACAGAAAAAATATACAAGCAGAGCGGTACTCTGGATACAGGCGAAAAGTTTGATAAAATTTGTGTATACGGTACCACTATCAACCTCAATCTTGCGAGTTTCCAGGTTAATGCGATATACGAAATGTTCCTTATCAGCGGAGGCAAAAAACCGCAGATCATATTTAATTTTATAAAAGCACCAAAGGCATATTTGAGCAGATACGAATACCCTTTTACAAGATCAAGCAGTGATAAGAATATGACAACAAAACTTCCAGTAAAAGCGGCTCCATCAAAGATCTATCTGACCTATGCAGGCGCAGCCGATAAATGGAAAGTAACAACAGATTTATTTAGTACTGTTACCTTAGATAATCTGCTGGGAACAAACTGGTTTCTGTGTGGATCGTACGATTACTCTGTAACAGTAAAAGACAGCAGCCTCTTTGATTTCTTCAAGATAAATAACCGAGCCCTATCCCAAATAGCAGGATACGGAAAAGGCAGGGTTGTATTACAGAGTTCAGGTAATATAATCTGCGTATGGGGAACTACGAATAACGGTACATATTCTTCTTATTACGCAGAATACATGAGAAATGTACCGGAGCTGACACTGGCAGATGGTTCAAAGTTCTTCAAAATGCGTGGAAGAATGAGAGTAAATTCAGGTAGTAAAACCGCACTAATTTATGAAATGTATCTCCTGAACAATCAGAAGATTCTCATTTATATCGCTGGGATTCCTGATGATGACACAAAGGCAACTGGAGAAAACTATGTCAATCTGTTTGGTGTAAATACTTCTTTGGGAGAGGTGACGGCAGGAGAAAAAATCTGGCTGTATCTGGATGATGCTGGTACTTCTTATGCAATGAAGACAGGAAATGATTCTGAAGTTTCAAAGATAGAGATTCTTACTCTGCCGACAGAGAATACATTTTACCTCGGAAGCAAACTGAATCTGGATGGATTGACAGTGCGCGCAACATTTGCTGATGGAACTACTTTTGATATTCTCAAATGGAATGAAATAAATGTTGCCTACACGAACGAACTGGGGAATCAGGCAGTAACTGTAATGTTTAGAGGGAAAACGGCTACATTTCAGACAGAATGCCTGGAGGACAAAGTTGCATCAATAGACTTCACAATCAGCCAGGATCACTACATGATCGGAGAATCCCTGGGATACATCCGAGTAACAGCAACAAGACTTTCAGGAAAGACAGAATCCGTCAGCACAGGTGATTACACAATTTCCGGATATGACCTGAATACGCAGGGAGCACAGACTATCACAGTTGCTTATGGGGGATTGACAGCGACCAAAGAGATTCTGGTTGATTCACCTGAAACAGCAGTGCTGACAGTTGTGAATAATTCAAGTGAACCTTTTTTAATCAATTTTGATACGTTCGAGTCAATGAATGTAGTGGCAACTCTTACATATAGCGATGGACAGACAGCCAACATTTTACCGTCTTATTCTGGATACGATAATGAAGCAGCCGGAGAGAAGATTATTTCTGTTTCATACCGTGGTTTATCTGCAACCTACATGGTACAGGTGGTAGAAGAAATTACACGTCAGGTAAGTGACAACATTACTATGACCCTAAATGGGTTAACCGGAAAAGCAGTAATAAGTGGTTCTGGAGAAATACCGTCAGGTTCTAATATATTTTCAAACCCACATGAAAGTGATTGGCGTGGATCCGGATATAAAACGGCAATCAAAACAGCAGAAATAGCAGATGGCATTACATCTGTTTACGGTTTTGATAGTTGCGTCAATCTTACAACCGTTCAGTTACCGGATAACTTGAATAAAGTGGAATATGATGCTTTTTCTGGATGCTCAAATCTGCAAGAAGTGACACTTTCAGAAAATGTTACAACAGTAAATAGTTCCGCCTTTAGCTCTTGTACAAATACAATTCTTACAATAAAGAATGCGGAGTGCCAGATATATGATGAGAGTTATACACTGCAGGTAGCAAAGATAAGAGGACACATAGATTCTACGGCACAGAGCTATGCAGAAAAGTACGATATAGAATTTGAACCGCTTGAGACTGTTACGAAGATTCAGATCACAAAGAAATCAGAAAAAGTATATCATGTCGGAGATGTACTTAGTAAAGATGATTTTGAGGTAACTGTAACTCTTGACACGGGTGAAAATAGATCTATAAAGTCCTATGAATTTGAATATGATTTTTCTTCCGTTGGGGAAAAGACCGTAAAAGTCATCTACGGAGAGCTTTATGCTTCTTTTACAGTAAATATCATAGAATATACTTTTTCAGAGCTGGTCAATACCACAACCGGAATGCAGGTAATTCGAAACACTAAAAATGACGACGGAATAGATACCGTAGATGGCGTTGACTGGTTTAAATTCAACAACGTGACTGCAGATAAACTGTATATCAACGGAAATAACGGGATCGGTTTCGGGGTATCATCAGAACAGTTAAAGATCTGCCGACGTGATGGAGCTATATGGAATATTTACAGGCTGGAAACTGTATTGGACGACGGTACAAAGCTTCTTAAAATCCGGGTAGAAGGGTATACACATTATGGTGCCTCTGGAACACACGAGAGCCAGATAAAATATGAATTATTTTTATTTGGCAATGGCGATATGTACCTGAATGTGATCCAGTCCCCCGCGTCTACAAGTACCTATGCCGGTACATCCAGCCTGATATGCGGTAAGACCACGAACTTGTCTCTGAATGGAGCTACACCGGAGAAACCGGTACAGGTATCATTCTTGCATCAGGATGATTCAGGGATTGACTGGGAAATAGCATACAGGGCATACAAGTTTGTAAAGCTGACAGGAATCAGTGTCACTACACTTCCGAATAAGACCAGATACAAAGTTAAAGAATCATTTGATTCCACAGAAATGATTGTTACGGCAAACTTTGATGATGGTTCGTCAGAAACAGTGACAAAATATACTCTGACCCAGCCTGACATGACCACATCTGGCACAAAGACTATCACCGTGACCTCTGAGAATAAAAATACCTCTTTCGATATTCTGGTTGTTGATGTAACTGAAATTATTGTAACTACACTACCATCCAAAACAAGATATTATGAAGATGATACTTTTTCATCGGACGGCATTGTAGTCTCACAAGTATACAGTGATGGGGCTAAAGAGAACATATCAGGCTTTACATTATCCAAACCTGATATGTCCGCAGGCGGCGAGAAGACAGTAACCGTAACTTACAGTAAGTTTACGACTACATTTACGATCACAGTAATTGGTATATCCGGGATAGAAGTCTCCAAAATGCCGACAAAGACAGAATACTATTTAGGTGACAGCCTTGACGCGTCTGGCCTTGTAGTGGTATCCAGATATACAGATAACACCACAAAGAAACTGGAAAATTACAGTATATCCAAGCTTGACAGCTCATCAGTTGGTGAGAAAACAATTACAGTAACCTATAAAACCCACACCACCACTTTCAAAGTAACCGTATACAAAGCAAGTGGTATCAGAATCTCACATTTTCCAGCTAAGGCGTTCTATAAGATTGGGGAGTCTCTGGATTTGACGGGATTGTCTGTAAATCTGATTAGAAATGATGGCTCTGAAAAAGAGATCACGGATTATAGCGTATCCGGATTCGACAGCTCTAAAGTCGGAACCGAGACCATAACTGTATCTTACAACATGATGGTTAATGGTACGAATACCTTTATAGGTTCCGACAGCTTTCAGATTAAAGTCACAAACGATGGCAAAAACCCATTTGACAGCAGCACAGGCGGAGGCGATACAGGAGAAACTGAGGAAAATACAGAGCCAGTGTACGTAACAGTCCATTGGATAGATGGGGAGTTCGAGGATCTGACCCATGAAAATGGTGGTATCAAGGCAAATACGTTTGTTCTTCAGGAGTCTATCTGTTCTGAGCAGTACTTTATCTTTGGCGGCTGCATCTCCAACCAAGTGTCATTTGAAACAGGACACAAACAGTTCTGGGGGACAGATGAAGACTCATACCCGTCCGGCAGAATTGAGGTGTATCTGGAATGCAATAAAACACAGATCAAGGTATTCACAGGCAGGATTGCAAGTGCAGAGAGGACTTCTATCTATTCGACAAGGAAGATTGTAGCCTACGACTATCTGTATGATCTCAGAAACACAGATATTGCAAGATGGTACAAGAGCCAGATTGCCGATAAGAAGAAAAAACTTACACAGAAACAGTTCCGCGATATGTTGTTTAAATTCTTAGGCATTGAACAAATATCTACAAAGCTGCACTGGGATGATGCTTATGTGCCATATACAAACAATGCGAATGAAATAAATGCGGTTAATGTTATAAAAGACCTGTGCCTTCAGAACGACCGTTTTGGATGGATGAATAGGGACGGCAAGTTTGAATACCTAAAGCTTCGCCAAAACAGTCAGGAAACAGGCGAGACCACTTCCGGAAAGAAGATTTACAAATATTATGATAATGCAGAGGTCCATCTTGATACGTTCAAAAGCTTTTGGGCGAAAGAGGGAAGAATATGGTTTCCGCATACGATTTATACTGATCCAGATCCAAGCAGAGCATTTGGCTTCACGGCTGGCGAACCAACTGCACAGGAAGCATATGAAAACAATGTTTTCTATAACCGGAACAGCTTTTTTGTGGGTAATGAAGACTGGATGGACTATGTATGGAACGCGGACGAATATGGTGGAATCAGCAGAGAAAAGCCGATTATCAACATCTGTTATGGTACTTTTGTAAATCTGGATTTGCGAAAGTTTTACAGGGCGCAAGCCTACACAGTGGAAGTTATCGGAAATCCACTTAATACAGTCGGACAGACAATAGAGCTGTGCAACACGAAGCAGATGGAAGATGGCACAGAATTAGAGTGGTATGTACATTCTTACATCATGAGTAGGACTTTGAAGCTTGGAAACAGCCAATTGATTGATACTTACAGTGCAAATAATGCACCTTTTAACAGTAACAGCCGACAGCTTGGAAAAGATACACCAGAGATATCCGCAACTGTCAATCGCACCCGATCAGAAATGCCAGTGGTAAGCTATGGATTCTCGGATGGTACGAGTGATTTTACCCCGGCTGCTGTTTCTGCTTCTGGAAACACTACAAAAAAGACAGCATTACGTTGTATGAAGCGCATCAAAAAAGAAGATTATGATGAGCTTCCTGCGGCAATTCGTACCAGGGATGACACTATTTTCATGACATACAAGGAGAGTTAAATGGCAATAGAATATAAAGCTTTTTCCGGTGGAAGAGAAATAGATGGTTTTTATTCTGGTGGAAAAGAGATACAGGAAATATGGGGCGGTGACACACTTTTGTGGAGAAAGAAAGAGGATGTAGTTGAAGAAGATCCATGGTGGTTTGACTATGATCTGTATGCACGGTTTAAAAACCCTGCACCGTACAAGAGAGCAGAAGTTTGTTTCTCAGTACAAGCTAAATATGGAGTTCAATATGTCAATTTAGCATATGGATTTTGTGTGCGGGTGGTAAATGGAATATATATGGTTACAGCGGCGGCTGTGGACAATTCCAAGATGGAAGGGAGATATTACAATGGTGATACATCAATGGTTCCAACATGGAGACTTACAACGGATACTGGCGATACGGAATTTGCGTATTCTGATTCTGCAAACTGGGATGACACCTTAAAAAAATACAGCCTTTATAATACAAATCCGGAAAACGTACCGTTTTACTCATGGGGCGGAGCATTTGAAGAGAAACCGTTTTGGTTTAAGGATAGTGACAAACAGGCAGGGGTGTTTGATGTAACTTCTCCTAAAATAGCGGGCAGTGATGAACCAGAAGGTAAATATTATTATTACCCATCCAGACTTTTTAACAGTGTTGGTGCTATGAAAAGATGGTTGCTTGACATGTATAATAATCCGGATAAATGGTGGACAGACAAATAGTTATGTATCAGGAGGATAAACATGATGAACATTCGAGCAGAGCCGTAACAGGCTCTTTTATTATACCCATTTTACACACAAAGAAAGGAGAATCTTTATGTATGCAGTAAATGTAAAGGTATTACAGGAAACAGAAAATAAAAGAATTGTACAGGCATTTATCGTAGCTGATACGGTACCGGCAGAATTGCCGACCACAGGAAAAGACGTAACAGGCTTGCTTCCTAAGGACATATTTGCCCCATTTTCGGTCATTTATGTGGTAGCCGATGTATCTGATAAAATGTTCATTGCAGATGAATCTGGCGTGTTTATCGCGCAGTAAGGGGGCTTATATGTTTGATTTTATACAGATCATTCTTTTATTTTATAATCTTGCAGTAAAAAAGGCGAAAGCCTATGCAGATAAAGTCTTCGGTAAAGTCCCTACCGGTGGACTGAAATGGATAGGGGCAGTGAATTACTATGCAGATCTGCCGAAGAATCCAGAGGAGGGTGAGTGCTACACAGTCAAATATCTTGGCAGCTCTGGCACTGAGGTCAGCGGAACTGAATATGCGTGGGGAAAACTAGATGGCACATACCAGTGGATTCCTCTGGGACCTGATATTGATATCAGCTTGTATGTGAAAAAAGCGGATGCGGATAAAGCATACCAGCCGAAGGGTTCATACCTGACTTCTGTTCCGCAGGCGACAGCAAATGCCTTAGGTGGTATTAAGGCAAAAGCGAAGTCTACAGAATCTGTTGAAGCCGCAATCGGTACAGATGGAAAGATGTATGTCCCAGATATGAAAACATCCGTGGACAGCACTCTCACGAAAAGCGGATCTGCTGCGGATGCAAAAAAGACCGGTGACGAACTGGCAAAGAAAGCAGGTAAAGTAAAGCCGGCAAAAGCAGGAAACCTTGCATCCCTGGATGCATCCGGGAACCTCACAGATTCCGGTATGAATCCTATTTCAATCAGTGTAGAACAGACCACACTGAAGATTAAATACTAAGGAGACATGAAATGAATTTTTTGGATAGCAAAGATTTGAATGGTACCGCGTATTATTTTCACAGTACCGATGGTGACCGTTATTATGAGGGCATGAATCTCGCTGTTAAGTTCGCAGAAGAAATTAAAAAGTATTCTGACATCTGGCAGTGGATCAAAGCCAGAATCAAGGCAGGGAACTTTGCGGGTATTCATGTAAATGATTATATCCGCTGGCAGACCACAGATAACAAATGGATTGAGTCACGTGTTGCTGGTATCAACACCTACAGGAGATATGGTGACCGTGAAGTGCCAAACCATATTGACTTTATCAGTAAAGACCTGTGGCCGACACTGCATGTAATGAACCCGGTTAATTACAACAACGGTATCATCCCAACTGAGAACCTGTCCGGTGACGGCACGAAAACAGCTTTTGTACTGACAAACGAAATGGCAGCTGTCGCAAGCGTGACAATCGGGGGCACTGCTACAACGGCATACACCTATGATGCAGACACACATACAATCACATTTACTGCTGCACCGGCAGCAGGCACAAACAATATTGTAGTAACCGGAACTGGTTCCGAATACCCGTGGTTGGCTTCAGACCTGTATTTGTATGCGAACAGTTTAAAGGGTCATGTGGCAGGCGGTACAAGTAAAACATCACCGGTAAAACTGGTAGACTATACAAAAGACGGTATTTGGTCAAAACTTCCGGAAGCCTTAAAAGCTGTAATTGTGACCAAACGTGCGCTGATCCCGAAACGATACTCTACATCAGGTGTGCTGTCAAACAACAACGACTGGGGTTGGCAGGATATGGGGAAACTTTGGATTCCGTCCGAGGTAGAAGTGTACGGATGTGGCGTGTGGGCCAACAACGCACTAGATAAAGGCGGATTTGTCCAGTATCCAATATTCAATTGCAATATGAGGCGTGTAAAAGGACTGGGTGACGGAGGTGGCCGCAGCAACTGGTGGCTGATCTCTGCTGACGCTGGCAACACCAGCAGCTTCTGTAATGTCTCCGCCGCTGGTAGTGCCGGCACCAGCAGTGCTTCCTACGCCTGGGTGGGGCTGCCCGTCTGCTTCCGTATCTCATAAATCTTTTAGAAATCCGGGGGCCTTGTGCCCCCGGTAAGAGGTAAATGAAATATGAGTAACGTACTTGAAAGGTTCCGCGGTATCTCAGAAATGGAGTTCTATCAGAATGCCATAAAGATACGACACGAGATGTCGCACTTTCTTATGAGTGAAAAGAACGTGCCAAAACGCTGGCGATCTGTTTATGCGTATCCGATTATCAACAAAGTGCAGGAAATGATCGACACGATCATAGATGCAAATAGAATTGTCGCGTACTCGCCTGAGCTGCTGAATGACCGAAAGCAAGGTTTTCAAGATGCTATCGAATTAACTGATAAAATATTTGAACGACTTCAGGGAGCTGTGCAGGACGTGTGGTGGGACATGCTACACAGTGAGCCGGGCAGTTCGGGATACCAGAACCGATTACGCATTGAGAAACACGTAGCTGAAATAGGTATTCTTCTGGAATATGAAGAACGTCTGTTAAAAGGCTGCAAATATAAATCGAAACTTGTAAAAAGAAAATAAAATATAGTGGTTATATTCTGCATAGTGGCCGCAACAACTGGTGGCTGATCTCTGCTAACGCTGGCAACACCAGCAACTTCTGTAATGTCAACAACAACGGTAATGCCAACAACAACATTGCTTCCAACACCTGGGTGGGGCTGCCCGTCTGATTCCAAGAAAGAAATCTGATTCCATGTCACTATAGTAGGGTCCAGTATACAGTAGGCTCTTCGGAGCAGAAAACAAGTACCCTTTTTAAGAGTTTTTCTATGGAAGGAGAATATAACCGTCCTGCAGTAAAGCGGGTAAATATGTGCCTTGACGCGGTTGGCCGGACGCTTCTTGCATGGTCAGGGATGGCGATAATATACGCTGCTTGGAATCCAGCTAAGTACCTGATTACATGACCAGTACCGCAAAGGAGAACACAACGCGCCCCTACAATAACACTCCGTGAGGCATCTTTATAAAAACAAAAGAGGACTTACTAATTTGAATAGTACTGAACGTCATGAAGCCAGGTACCAACGAAGAAAAGCTGCAAGAGAGGCGAAAAGACGCAAGCACCTCGATCAGTATGACAACTTCAACAACGTAGCCTCGGTTCCAGCTCTTATAAGAGCACATTTTGATTCACGAAAAGGCGTTATGTGGAAGGCTTCTGTAGCCAGATATAACGCGCATTTTATTAAATACGCTGTTATGCAGTCCAGAGATTTATACACTGGCAAATTCAAATGTTCCGGTTTCTTTATATTCTGGATCATTGAACGGGGTAAAAGAAGGCACGTACATAGCTTACACTATGCGGAGCGCGTGATTCGTCGTTCCTGCTGCATCAATGCTATTGTACCTATTCTTTCCAGTGGGTTGATATACGATAATGGGGCAAGTCTGAAAGGCAAAGGTGTATCGTTCTCAGTGATGAGATGCGCGGTACATCTACACCAGTATTTCAGGGAAACTGGCAGTAATGATGGATATATCTTGGTTATCGACTTCAAAGGGTATTTCAATCATATTTTGCACAAGCCCTTGATGGAGAGTGTGATTGATCGTTATATCTTAGATCCAGCGCTGAATGCTCTTGTAAAACAATTCATATCTGCTTCAGATATGGAAACGGACAGTGAGAAAGGAAAAGGACTGTATATCGGACCAGAAGACAGTCAGATATATGCAATATCGTATCCAAGTTCTATAGATCATCATATAAAAGATAAATGGGGACTTAGATTTTATGCCAGATATAATGATGATTCTTATATCATGCTGAAAAGCAAAGAGAAGTTGCTGGAATATAAACAGCAACTTTTTAGCTTGTATGATGCGCTCGGTATTATTCCGAACCAGAAAAAGACGCAGATCATAAAAATCAGCAGAGGATTTACGTATTTAAAAACCAAATATTTCTTGACCGAAACAGGGAAGGTGATTATGAAGCCAGACCACAATGCCATAGTCAGAGAACGTAGAAAGCTGAAGAAGCTAAAGAAGTTTTACGATTCTGAAATTATGACATTACAGCAGATCTGCCAGCAATATATGTCATGGCGAGGTGCCATCCTGAAAAAGGATGCATTCCGGTCTGTTAAGAATATGGATAAGCTTTTTTATTCACTGTACCATGTAAGGCCATGGAGATATAAAAAAGATAAGAAACGGAGGGGTGAATATGAACAGAGAACAGCTTAATGGAGAGATTGTAGCACTCAAATCTTTATTGCAGGATTCAGACTATCAGCTCATAAAGCTGATTGAGAATCTTGCAGGATGCACGAGCATTTTTGAGATTCTTGCAACATTCAAATCTTTTCTTGCAGAGTTTGGAGAACTGGTGAACAGTCGAAAAGCTTGGCGGGAAAAAATCAATTTGATTGAAGCAGAATTAGAAAAAATGGACGCTGCTGAAAAAGGGCAGATGGCTACACAGAACAATGAGAGGTAAGAGAGGATCACAGCATGTACATTGACCAGAGTACGATCATAACTGCGGCAAGCGTTATTACCGCAATCACTGTAATTTTTTCCGTGGTCTTTGCAATCTATCGGTGGTACTTAAAACAGAATCATCAGGATGTAGAGATTAAGGCGCTTAAAAAAGAACAGTGTCTGCTGACCTATGGCGTTCTTGCTTGCTTAAAAGGCTTAAAAGAGCAGGGGTGCAACGGACCAGTAACGGAAGCAATTGACAAGATCGAGAAACATGTCAATCAGGCCGCACACGAACAGGAAGAGTAGGAAGTGATTAAATGATAAAACGGTTGAAAAGGGCCATTTCCAAAATCGGAACACTGAATATTGTTCTGATTTTGGTTGGGTCCTTTTTTGTATGGTTTAACTGGCAGATGATATTACTCTACCAGGAATGCGGAAGTATGCCGGAAAGCTACGCTTGCGCAGTTGTAGCAGCCACAATAGGAGAATGCGGTATCTGCGGATGGATCAGAACTAACAAGGATAAGAAGCAGGACAGAAAGTGGCAAAAGGAAGATGAACGGAAGCAGCGGAAAAACGCTGCTTCTGATAACAACGAAGATTATGAAGGAAATCCAATAAACCCAAATGAAACAGGAGGAAAAGGCTAATGATGATGAGTATTGAGACATTTTTAATGTTACTGTTAACAGTATCTATTTTAACCGGTCTGGTTACTGAAGGAATCAAAAAGTTGGCAGATGAAGCAGGCGAAACCTACAAACCGAACCTTTTAGCGGGTGCGGTATCTGTAGTTTTATCTGCACTGGTATCCGTTGGCTATATCATTCTTACAGAAACACAATTCACTGATAAGATGGCTGTAATTTTAATCGCCTTAGTTCTGCTGTCTTGGTTATGCTCTATGCTTGGTTACGACAAAGTAATTCAGTCTATTATGCAGATCAAGAATCACCAGAACCCAGAACAGAAAGAGTGATGTTATGAATAAACAAAATATCGCAGTGCTCAGAAACATAATCTATGCAGTAGAAAGCGGCGATCAGATTTACGGCAAGGCGGATTATTCCTGTTTTATCGGTGCTGGTGCCAATAATTCAAATGAGAAAGCAATCACCATTGGTGCAGGTCAGTGGTATGCAGGTGAGGCGAAAGAGTTACTGTACCGGATTCAGAGAATGAACCCGGCGCTATTCAAAAAGATGGATACGCAGAAACTGGAAGCGGATCTGCTTATGAAAAGCTGGGCAAGCTACACAGTTCGTCCGGGCAGTGATAAAGCAAAATGCATTGTTAGTATTATCACTACGGATCTCGGAAAGAAATGCCAGGATACCTATATGGAAGACCAGATTGTAGCATACTGCACTTCAATCACGAAAAAATATGGGGCAATGCAGGATGGTGCCATGATGGAGTGCATCAATATCTTACACCAGGGCGGCAGCGCTGCACTGGACAGAATCCTGTCTAAGACTTCCAAACCCTATACTGCGGATAAGATTTACAGTACCCTATGCTTAGACCCGGCAGACCATTCATGTGAGACTCAGGTGGGAGATTATGTTGATCGGCAAAAAGCAGTTATCAGCATGATCCGTAAATATGCGGTAAGTGAAAAGACCGCGGAAGCAAAAAAGGAGGAAACGACAGTGGCGAAAACAGATTTGCAGAAGTTTAAGGATCTCGGAAATTATTATGCAAATAACGGTGGCACAAAACCGTATCTGGAGAAAAGGACAGAAGCATACCTTGATGATTTTACCAAAAACGCGGGCGATAACAACTACACTAAGTTTGCCAGAGATGTAAACAACTGGGGGCAGCCCGGTTGTCAGGGACAGCCTTGGTGCGCGGAATATCAGTTCTGGAAACTTGTACAGGTGAAAGGCATCAAGAAAGCCTTACAGATCATGGGCGGCGGGTTCTACAACTGCCAGTCCATTACTACCCACGCAAAACAGGCAGGTACATGGCATATCACACCGAAAGAGGGTGCATTGGTTATCTTCCGTAACGGCTCACACGTCGGATCCGTGGAGTCTTTCACATCTCAGCGCGTCAATACCAATGAAGGTAACACTTCCAGTGCGCCAGGCGTAGTGGCAAATGGCGGAGCTGTGAGGAATAAATCTTACGCTATTAATGATCCGAACATCGACGGATACGTATGGATTGACTGGGATGGTGCGGGGGTGTCTGCTACACAGAGCTGGAAAGCTACAGGAACCGCGACAGCGAACGTGGATGAACTCTACGTACGTGAGACACCAAACGGCTATATCTTAGGGCAGATCAACACAGGCGATCGCGTTGAGGTGGACGGAAAAACATCTGGAAAGTGGACGCATGTTAAGGTTGCTGGCATCGGAATCGGTTGGATCTATACTACATACCTCACGAAAGATGGTACAGCTGCATCCAAGCCTAACACAATTAAGAACAAACAGAATATGGACGAAAAGCTATTCGATGCGAAAGCAACTGCAAAGACAGCAGTGCGCACCTGGGCGGGTAGCGAATACCCTACCATTAAGAAAATACCATATCTTGGTAAGGGCAAGAGCGTAGAAGTAATGAACTATACTCAGAAAGATGAAACCGGTCACAAGTGGTATTTTGTCAGAATCAATAAGAAGTATTTAGGATTTGTAGACACTAAGGATATTAAGAAACAATAATATAAGTAGAAACAGGCTCCTGAGGATTACCCTCAGGAGCTTTTTTTAGTTTACATAAAATGTAACAAAAAGCGTAACAATCGCGTAACATTAGCATTTTTAAACGTTACAATGTTACAAGCAAGTGTAACAAAGTAACACCGATGTTACATTTTCTGTTACGTCGGAAACACTTGATTTTACAAGCTTTGTAAGGGTTTGTAACATTGTAACATTTATTTCTAATAGACTTATACAACAGAGGGATTAGAGGATTATAGTACTCCCTATTCTCCCTAATTCGTACAGGTCTATACGCGCGCGAGAAGTTTGATACATTTTGCGAAGTTAAATAAAATTGACTAAACCTATTGACAAGTAAAATATTATTGACTATAATTCACGTAACAGTTAAAAAAATTTGACTTAAAGAAAAGAGGACAAACATATGACAAACAAGGAATTAAGGGAAAGTGGTTTCCTGAAAACAGAGTTCGGATCAGAGATGCAGGAGTGCATCACTGCTTGGGATCACTGGATAACGGAACTCAGCAAATTTGCATTTAATGTATCGGGTCAAGAGTACCAGCGCGCAAGCAGAGCTGCGAACTGGTGTCAGGCACAATGGGAAGTCTATCAGCTCGCTATGCGTCAATTCTACGGAATTGAATACAGTTTTAGCAGGACAGACAAGTGCTTTGGAATCTATACAGAGGATGGCGAAGAGTATCTGTTTGAGGTCAACAGAAAGGAGATCATAGCATGAGTTGGATGGCAAAGATTTATTCTTACGAAATGAAAGAGGATGCATCAGGATCTCTGGATGTTATTGAGTACCTTACAGGTGATTCTCTGAAAGAGATTTACAGAAAAGTATTGTCGGCTTGCAAAAGTCGAAGCTGTACACTTGGAGCAATCTATAAAAACTGTAGACCGGGAGAGGTGTACGCTGATGATGCTACTAAGATGGAAACTTTAAGTGAGTATCAGATCCTTAAAGGTGAACTCGGTGGCATTATAGTATACCGAAAAAACGAGTCTAAAATTTGTTATGTTAGAGAGAATGTCAAAAAGGAGGCGTAATTATGTGGGAAGTTTATCTTTACAGAGGTGCAGTGACTCAGCATTTTGTTGAGTGCGAATCTGACAAAGCAGCGGAGGAACTCTGCGAGGCTTACGGATGTACATATCTTGATGAGCATGGTGTGGAATGGGGCATGGATTATCGAGAGGTGTGTGCATGAGTACTGAAAGATTTTATCTGAGCCAGAACACAATAGGGTGCTATTTAATCTGTGATCGGCAGAGAGCTATCCCGCCTCTGCCGGGGCAGCGTTACGGATTCTGTAAAAAGTGGCTGGCTCAGAAGTATGTAAACGATCTTAATGCGGGCATTGAAACACCAGAGAGCTTGTACGCGGTGTGGAATGCAGGAAACAGGAGGATAAGGTAAATGGTAAGAGAAGTGATAGGGGACTTACTGGAGAACAGATCAGATGTTATCTGTCACCAGACAAACTATGTGGGAGTTATGGGTGCGGGAGTTGCACTGACTATCAAAACCAAACTGCTGACACAGGAGCAGTATGAAGAGTATCAGACCTTTTGCGATATGTATGGTTCCGGTGCTCTGGGGTTAGTACAGTTCATTCAGGTACGTGATGGAAGATACGTGGCTAACCTATTCAGTCAGAGTGAGTTTTTGAGCAAATCTAATACAACATTCACGGACTATGATGCGCTTGAAAAGGCGCTGCGAACGGTAGAAATATTTGCAAGGGAGCACAAACTGACTGTGGTGCTTCCAGGACGCATCGGTTGTGGTATTGCTGGTGGCAGTTGGGACAAAGTGCTCTCGATCATTATGAAAGTGTTCAAGCCGTCGCCGGTTTTATGTACGGTGTGCTATAAAGAGTCAGTAATGTAGGAGGTATGGTAATGGCAAGGGCAAGGGGTAAAAAGCTTTCACGGATAAGAGCATGGGTAGACGATCATGCAGAGGGGATGTTCTCAGGTGATAGAGAATATTCGTGGGATGCCATAGGAGGCGTGATTATGTTCCATACGGGAATCTTCAAGGGCACGACTATTCGACATAAGGGCGGTAACTATGAAGTTTCGTGTCCGTCATGCCATTTGAATGGTCTATACAAATCACAGGTTGCGGTCATAAACGGGGTTTTGCTTCCATTAACCCACTATGCTTATAAAGAAGTCAAATGAAGGAGGGAGAAGCTTGGCAGATATAGGTGTCATGTACAGCAGTAAAACGGATCAATGGGCTACACCGTTGGATCTGTTTCAAAAGCTGGATCAGGAGTTTCATTTTAATCTTGATCCATGCGCAGACGAAACTAACCATAAATGCGAGAACTACTATACAAAAGCTGACAACGGGCTTGAAAAAGATTGGGGGGGGCACGCGTATTTTGCAACCCTCCATATGGAACGGAAATTAAAAAATGGGTTGAGAAGAGTTTTCGCGAGAGCCAGAAAGATAACACAATTGTAGTAATGCTGATTCCAGCCAGGACAGATACGTCCTATTTCCATGATTACATATTGCACAGATCAGAAATTCGTTTCATAAAAGGCAGACTGAAATTTGGCGATAGTAAAAGCGCGGCACCGTTTCCATCCATGCTTGTAATATTCAGAAGCGCTGGAACGGATTAAAACAAAACGGAGGAGAAAAAAAATGAGCATATTTCCAGTTATAACCAAGGAAAAGCAACAAATGTATGAGGGTTTTTGCAAAGCGAATAATCCGGTCGGTATCCCCTGTATCTGCGGGTATTGTGGCAGAGCTTGCAGACAGATGGGATCCGAAGCTGACACAGCGAACTGTATGGAATGCGGATTGTCAGTGTTCTCATCTACTGTAGATGCAATTAAAAAACGACACGACGAAAAGCAACGAGCAGGAATCCGGGGCTTGTATGATTTTGATGTTACGTACATTCGGAACAAATTAGGGGACAAAGGTGTAAAGGTCGAATCCACGTATATTGAAAAGGTTTTAAAACACTTAACTGAGGAGGCAAAAAGCACAATGGTAAAAGAGTCATTAGTTATTAAAAGAGGATGGGTTTATAAGTTTGAGCCAAAGTCTGAGTGCGCAGGAGATGTTTTTGCACTGGCCATATCATCAGATGCGCGCGGCGCGGATAACATTGTAAATATTATTCTGTTATCGAAAGAACCTACACCGGAGTGTGTGACGATTCGCAATTCAAAATTCCCAAACGACGTTATGTACTGCAATTGTGGGAAAGTCACATTTTCTGAAAGAGCACGACTTACAGAAGAAGTGACAAAGATATCAGATAAAAAGATGGCAAAAATCAGTCTTCTGATAAGCCATGGTTTGGGCATCCATCCAGAATATGAAGAAGCAAAGAGTCAGGTTTACAAGGAAATGTATGATGAATTACTTGAGAGGATGGTGAATAAAAATGGCAAAACAGATATTGACGATGATTAAGGACGCACTGCAGTCTTTGAGCGAATCAGAGGATAGCAGATACACAAAGGTGATGGTTCCCTGGAAACAGGGAACCGGTTTTTCAGTTGAATGCGAACGCTATGCGGGTACTCCTCTGGAGTATCAAGTCTACTATCAGGTGCATGGTAAAGATGTGGACTGCTGCACCTTATACGACTATCCGGATGCGCGCGAGGAGAAGTCACTGAAAGAGTTTGTAGACATGTACAGGTGAGGTGGAATCATGAGACTGATTGATGCGGACAGGTTGAGGAAAATATTTGAGGATGGAGAGTGTCCTTGCAAATTGCAATATACATTACTGGGAATTGTAGATGTACAGCCGACAGCTTTTGATGCGGACAAGGTTGTTGAGCAGTTAAAACAATTAAAAATGAAATACTTCTTAACAATTGCAAATACGGGAGACGCCGATAAAGATTGTGCTTATAAAAACATTGCAAATACAATTGATAGAGTAATCGAAATTATAAAAGGTGGTGGAGTTGAATGAGAGAAATTCTTTTCAAGGCAAAGAGAGTCAAAAATGGAGAATGGATAGAAGGGAGTCTCATAGATTTGGATATTGACAGCGGATATTGCTATATCGTTCCGCCGTATAAACAAGCGAGCACATTGCCAATCGGCTTTTTGATAACAGACGTAATTGAAGATGAGAAGAAGATCAAAGATGCTATAAACCTTGTCAGAACATTTACTAAATACCCAGACAGAACAGCATCGACGAACTCGTTTATTGAGTCCTTGAAGCTACTTGCAGATACTGTAGAAAGCCAGATGGAAGAGGTGAAGTAGATGATTAAGAAAATATTATATACATGTCAAATCTGCAATACTGACTATGCGGATAAAGAAAAGGCTATTGCATGCGAGAAAAGCCATAAGACATTGGAAGGAGCAACATTTGTTGGTGAGTATAAGCCAAAGGGAATGGTTGGTGATGGACATCCGATAAAGATAAGGGTAAAGTTCAAAGGTTCCGATAAGTGGGTTGTATATAAGAGGTGAAATAGATGATAAAAATTAGTAAAATTGCCTTTGAAGCATTAAGAGATACGGACGGAAATGTTTCAAGAAAACCAGCGGAATGGTGGAGAAGAAATAAGTTGGCATGTATTTGGTGCATATTGTGTATGCTGGCAGAGATTCCGATAGCAATATTAAGATCTGTACTTATGGCAATTTGTTTTATTCCACATAAAATTTATGAGCATTTAGAAGATATGTCTTTTTAGGAGGTGAAGTAGATGGAGAGATTAACAGAAAGATATATTCCAAATGATGAAAAGAATGGAATTTCAGGGATAAAAGTATTTGAATCTGAGAATAAAATACCTCTTGTTAAAGATTTGAGTAAGCGGAGAATATTTATATCCTGCAATTGAAAAGCTTACCACTTATGAAGACTTAGAAGAACAGGGCTTGCTTGTGAGATTGCCGTGTAAAGAAGTATATTCTATGTCCGGAGATGCAGTTTATTTTATTTTCGAAGGCGAGATAATAGAATGTATTCATTGCGGTTTAGATATTTGTGGTTCTGATGGAGAAGGATATATTATTCTCGGTGCTTATGAAGATATATTTCCGTATAGAGACCCAGACCCTGAGCATGATTTAGACCCTACTGATTGGTGTAGAAACACAAATCATGTAAGTTTGTCGGAAATTGGTAAAACGTTATTCTTCACCCGTGAAAAAGCCGCGAAGAAGTTGGAGGAGATGAAGAAAAATGGTTGATGCAATAAAAACGTTTTTCATAGCAATAGGTGTATTCACAGTTGTCTTTATGGTTTACATATTAGCCTACGGGATAATCAACAAATTCAACAGATGGCGCAAGAATGGTTGTAAGATTAAATGTCTTTGTAAACCACATGTATATGAAATTGAGTGGCATTGGGTAAATGACGGAAAAACTCTTCTGGTATGCAAGAAATGTGGTAAAAAGAAAACATTGTTTATTGATTTTGATTCCTTTAGGAAGTAGTGCATTAGGAGGATTAATATGAAACCAAATAATATAAAATCTATTTTTGATTTTTCTGGCAGATACTATACGACAAAGGGGAATTGTCCAGTTTGCAACAGAGAGGGACTTTATAAATCAGATTTTTATTGTAATAAGTGTGGACAGAAATTAGATTGGGGTGAGGAAAATGGCAGATAAAACATGCAAAACTTGCATTGAAAACGATAATGGTCTTTGCGACCGTAAAGGCATCCTGATAGAGGAAGATGATAGCTGTGAAAAACACATTAGTGGATACAACTGGGCTGAATTAATCATGAAAAGATTTATGAGGGTTAATTAAAAAGGAGAAAAGGATAATGAAAGTAGAATTTAAAATGGAAAAAGCAACTAAAAACACAATCAAATTTAATGAGGTTCTGGAAAATGAACTGAGCGCGCCTAAAATCGGAACGTTGTATGTGCAGAAAGCTACACTGGGCAATATGGGCTGGTCCGAAGGTGCCGCCCTTGTTGTTGACTTAAAAGTAAAAGAACAGTAGGAGGAAAGAGTTATGGAGACTGCAACATTAAATTTAAAGATTAACGGTCTGGCGAGTATCAGTTGTTCTGGTAATCCAGAATTTGTGAAGAATGAAAGAAAGCAGTTTAATGATCTGGTTAAAGGGATTTGTTCTATTGAGTCACCGTCTGTCGCGCCAGAGCATAAGCCATTACTTGCCCCACAGCCGACTTGCAAGTTAAGCGTACGTGCAAGCAGTATGTATCATCTGAGTACATTTTTACAGTCATTACAATCCGGAAAGTTACATCTTAGCATGGGTGATGTGATCGAGATTCCTCTTGCGGACGGAACTACGGATGAGTTTGTGATGACTCAGGAAGACGACGAGGCGTATCGCTTTGAGAGCGTGAACTGCATTTTTGGAGAATGTATCACCAGGGATAAAGCAGACGAATCATTTGAGCGATATTATGATCTGCTGCCGAAAGAGCTGAGAAAAGAAATGATCCTGACCAAAAGAAGGTATCGTAACAGAGATGGTGAGGAAAGAGAGCAGGAGAGTTTGTTGTTTCTTCCATCAGCTCCTGAGGTATTTGATCCAGAGAATGTACATGGTGACAATGGCTTATATGAACAAATGGAATGGTATAAAGATCGTCGGCATAGAATGCGCAAGCTGTGTAAGCTGAGTGAGGATACAGTGAGCTGGTGGCTGGTCTCTGCTTACGCTGGCAACACCAGCAGCTTCTGTTTTGTCTCCAACTCCGGTGCTGCCGCCAACAGCGGTGCTTCCACCACCTGGGTGGGGCTGCCCGTCTGCTTCCGCATCCGAAAATCCAAATAGTTCCGGTGCATTGTGCCCTCACGGTAAAAGCGGGCTACACAAATAAAAAAATACCAGGCGGGTTATACCTACCTGGTATTTTTGTTACTCTTTTAAGCTAACGGTTAAAATGAATGAGTTCTTGACCCATTTGAGTTCGACCGTTCGCGCCAAAGTGGAACTTGATGCGCAGCAGGCGAACTCTGCGCCTGCTTTTGCATGTTGTATATCTGCCAGTGTAAGGGTTTCCAGATTCTCTTTAAAATTGAATGCAATATCAATTTTATCATCATAGACAAAAATGGAATTGATAAATATATTCACAAGTCGTTTTTGAAAATTTCGGTCTTCAATGTCTTCAGATCTGAGACTTTTTAAGAAGAATTGAATTTCATTTTTTGTCAGATCAAAACCTCTTTCAAGCTCTGTACTTGCCAGAGCTTTTTCTAATGCTGTTTTCTGTGCTTCCAGCTCCTGTACCCTATCAAGTATTGTGTCTGATACGATGCCCCGTTCTATTGTCTTTATAAGATTTTTAATGCCAGATTCTACTTCGGCAATTTTATTTTTCAGTCCGTCTATTTTTTCACCCGTGAAGTTTGATTTTGCATAAAACTCCAACGTTTTATCTGCAATAAACTCCAGAATTGCATCATCTGCCAACAGGTCTTGCGCTTCTTTCAACACCAGCGGCTCCAGCAGATCAGCTCGTATAGGTTTCTTTTTGCATCCTGTTTTCTTTCGCTGGCTTAGGCAGTTGTAGTAATTGTATTTTGTACCAAGTTTTCCGTATCCAGAAGTACCGATCATTTCGGACCCGCAAAGTCCGCAGTACAGCTTTCCGGTCAACAGGAAGTCTGAATAGTTCCAGCTAGAGAGAGGTTTGCGTTTGTTCACTTTTAACATCTCTTGAACTTTATAGAACGTGTCTTTATCTATAATTGCGGGGATGGCATCTTCGTCGCGTATCAGGTCCTTGTATGTATATATTCCAATGTAACTCTCATTTTTTAAAATCGTTCGTAAGCTGCTTTTTGTGAATGGTCTTCCGTATCTGGTGCGATGGCCTTCGGAATTTAGTTGCCGAATAATTTGAGCAGTGCTACATCCGGACGCGTACAGCGCATAAATTTCCTTGATAACAGGGGCTGTGGATTCGTCAATTACGTATTTTTTATCGACTGCTTTATACCCCAATGGGATGTTACCACTCAGAACATTATGCTTCTTTGCCCCTTCATATTGTCCCCTTCGGATGTTTTGCGATAGCTGTAAGCTATAGTATTCTGCCATGCCCTCTAACACGCTTTCCAGAATCACGCCTTCAGGAGAGTCAGGAACATTTTCTGCGACGTATTCCACACGTACATCATTCTTTTTACACCGATATTTGTTGAAAGTGATTTCTTCACGATTTCGCCCGAACCGGTCAACCTTCCAGAGGATAATAACCTGGAATTGTTTCTTTGCAGTGTCTGAAAGCATCTTTTGAAACTCTTCTCTGTTGTCTGTTCTGCCAGATACCGCACGGTCAATGTATTCATGTATGATCGTATACCCCTTTGCATCCGCATAGGTATGCGCTGCGGATAACTGTCCTTCAATTGACTGCTCACCCTGTGAATGCGAAGAGTATCTTGCATATACAACAGCTTTTATATTAGTACTGTCCATCTTACTCGTGTCCTCCTTCATTCTGTGTAGCACTAAAATCCACGAATAACACCTTTCTCAACTTCTTTATTATGCGAGATACTGGTTCTGTTTCTTGTATTTATCGCTTGCAAGCAAGCCCTGAAGGAATCCGTCAATCTTTGCGCGATCAGATGCGTCCAACTTTGCATAGTCAGAGTCAAATCCTGCGAAATCTGATGGATCATCAGTGCGTCCGAGCAGATAATCAGCAGATATGTGGAATGCATCTGCGATAGCAGCAACAGCCGTTGCGCGTGGTATAGTGCCTTTTACTTTCCAACTTGATATAGTTCCTTTCTTCACTCCGATAAGTTCAGCAGTCTTGTCTGAACAGGGGTCAATCCCGCGCTTCTTGCATAAATGTTCGTAGCGTTCATAAAAATTCATATAAATCCTCCTTGTTAAGTTAAAAGAAATTGACTATACCCCCTTGACAAGTCAAAAAAAGTTGACTATAATGCAGTTATCAGTTAAATAAATTTGACAACAAAAAACCAAGCCTCTGAAATTTATAAGGTTTTCAGAAGTTTTAGTTTGGGGGTATTAAGATTGTTGGCACTTTCAATATACCATGTTAGTTAAATAAATTCAACTGAAATATAAAATTTTTTAACTACTAGGAGGTGAAAGTATGGAACCAATCGGGTTCAATGAGGACTGGACTGCAGATGTCGTAAGACAGATGCACAAGTACCGAATCTCAAACCCACAGTTAGCCGCCGCGTGTGGCTACTCACCGGCTTATGTATCAACGGTTTTAAACCGGGCTGATGGTAGCACTGGTGAAGAAACTAAAAAATGTGTCATTGATTCTTTAAATTGGAGAATTGAAGTCGCAAAAGAATTAAATAAACAGCAGCTCACAGAATGCGAGCTTGTGAAAAAACTGGCAGATAAATACGATCGAGACCCCGAAGTATTTACTGCAGTTCTGGGTGGCTCACATCCGAGAAAGAGCTTAGACGGAAACGAAGAAAGAGCACAGATCATGGATTTAATTCTGAAAGCTCTTAGTGAGGGACTGGAAAATGAAGACAAGAATTAAACCGGAAGATATTCCGGAAGAAGCGGTAAAAGAGCTGTGCATGGCAGTTCTTGACGCAGTAAAAAAGTTTTATAAAGATCCAAAGAATCGAAAAGCCTACGAAGATTGGGAAGCACAAAGAGCAAAAGCAAGTAATTAGGAGGGCAAATAAATGTTTGAAATGAAAATTAATGTTGAAGTAACAGCTGCAGAAATTGTAACTGCAATTAATAATCTGGCAGACGTAATCGGGAAGATAGGTACTCCAGTAATCACTCCGATCGTAACTAAAGCAGAGCCAGTTAATCCAGAGCCAGTACAGGCTGCACCGGAGCCACAGCAGAAAGCAATCACAATTGATATGCTTGCCGCCGCAGGCGCGCCACTGGTAGATCAGGGAAAGATGCAGCAGTTAATGGCATTGCTTAATAAGTACGGTGTACAGGCAATCACACAGCTTACACCAGATAAATACGATGCATTTGCCGCGGACCTGAGAGCAATCGGAGCACAGATTTAGTTAGAGAGGTGAGTATTAAATGGGAACACCTACACAGCATGCAACACTGTCAGCATCCAGTTCAAGCCGCTGGATAAACTGTACAGCGGCACCTAGATTTGAATGCAATTTCCCTAACGAAACGAGCGAATATGCGCGCGAGGGAACATTAGCACATGAGTTTTGTGAGATCACAGCTCAATACAATTTCAATCAGGTTACGAAACGGAAAAGAACCAGTGTTGTAAAGAAGCTTGAAAAAGACCCTCTGTATAAAGAGGAAATGATAAAGACATCCGATTTCTACGCTCAGTACTTATTTGAGAAATCCCTGACATTTCCTCAGAAGCCTTATGTGGCGTTAGAGGTCAGAGTTGACTTTTCAGAGTATGTCCCAGATGGGTTCGGAACCTGTGACTGCGTTATGATCGGTGGCGATACCTTACATATTACAGATTACAAGCATGGAAAAGGTGTACAGGTATCTGCTGAAAACAATTCCCAGATGCGTTTATACGCACTTGGGGCACTGAAGAAATATGCACCTATATTCGGGGATGCGATTAAAAATGTATCTATGGCAATCGTGCAGCCGAGAATCACTGAGGATGTAAGCCATGAGACCCTGACAGTTGAGCAGTTGAAAGAATGGGGCGAGTGGTTGAAACCTATCGCTCAGAAAGCCTACAGTGGATTCGGAGAGTTTAAAGCCGGTACATGGTGCAGATTCTGTAAGGGTCGTGCAGTGTGCAAAGCAAGGGCAGAGAACTATACCGCACTGGAAGATTTCAAAGATGCTCTGATTGAGGGCAGAATGTCCGGTGATGGTCTTGCAGAGTATCAGAGAGCCGAAGATTTAGGTGCAGAAATCCCTGGAATGCTCAGTGATGAAGATGTTGCTGATCTGCTGATACGCGCCGACGGATTAATAAAATGGTACGAGGATTTGCAGAGCTATGCACTGAATGCGATTCTTTCAGGGAAAGTAATACCGGGATGGAAAGTAGTAGAGGGTAGAAGCAATCGTGCTTTCTCAGATACGGATAAAGCCATTGAAGCACTGAAAGCCGCGGGCTACGACGAAGCGGTGCTCTATAAGCCTAAAGAACCTCTTACACTGTCAGCATTGGAGAAACTGGCTGGTAAAAAGAAATTCTCTGAGCTGGTAGGAGACTTGGTTGTAAAGCCTCAGGGCAAACCTACACTCGTGGAAAAGGACGATAAAAGGCCACCGTACAATGCGGCGGTTGCAGATTTCTCGGAGGTAGGTAGAAGTGGAGTCGACAAAAGTGCAACTTGAATTTGATAGGTGCCGCATGATTCTGAATCTTCCGAACTATCTTGATGATATGGGTATCAGACAGATAAAGAAAATGTTTACGCTGGTACACCGGTATAAGTACCAGAATGAACAGGCGATGTCGGATTTAGAAGATTATATGAAACGGCATTTAAAGGACTTGAAAGCCGATTGGAGCGAGAAGAGCATAATCTATCAGCGTGAGTATCAAAATCATCAGTTCGTTTTGTCCCCCCAAAATAGCAGCAGAAATGAAAAGAAATAATAAACGTCGTGAAAATGCTTGCTGGGCGTGCAAGAAGAAATATGAAAGATTCCAGAAGATCATAGGATACTGGGATGAAATTAAAAACAAATATAAATAAAGGAGATTTAAAGTATGTATCAGAATATTCCAACAAAAGTATTAACCGGAGAAGTAAGACTTTCCTATGCTCATTTAAGTGAGCCATATGCAAACCCGAATCAGGTAGGAGCAGAGCCAAAGTATTCCGTAACACTGCTGATTCCGAAGACAGATGCGGCTACAAAAGCCGACATTGATGCGTCTATGAAAGCTGCTTATGAGGCAGCAGTAGTAAATGACTGGAAAGGTGCCAGACCTCAGCTTAGAAACGCACTTATCTACGATGGTGATGGACTGAGAAACGACGGTTCTAAGTTCGGGCCAGAGTGTGCAGGACATTGGGTTATCACTGCCAGTTCAAAGATGAAACCTCAGGTTGTTGATATATCAAACATCAATTGTGAACTGGCACCACAGGACATTTATTCTGGCATGTATGCCCGCGTAACTATTAACTTCTTTGCATTCAATAGAAATGGAAACAAAGGTGTTGGATGTGGACTTGGAAACGTATTAAAAATGCGCGATGGTGAGCCTCTTTCC